CGCCTACGCCGCCGCCGCCGCCGCCGCCGCCTCCGCCGGCTCCGCCGCCGCCCCCGCCACCGCCGCCGCCGCCGCCACCGCCACCGCCGCCGCCGGCTCCGCCACCGCCACCGCCTACGCCGGCTCCGCCGCCGCCTACGCCGGCTCCGCCGCCGCCACCGCCGGCTCCGCCGCCGCCGCCGCCGGCTCCGCCGCCGCCGCCGCCTACGCCGGCTCCGCCGCCGCCTCCGCCGGCTCCGCCGCCGCCACCGCCGGCTCCGCCGCCGCCGCCTCCGCCACCGCCACCGCCGCCGATGAATTTTTGGTGCTAGGGGCCAACATTGCGCTGGAAGTGCTAATCGAGCTGAAATCGCCCGGCTGCGAGTTTTTGGACCTCTGCGAGGTGACCGGTGAATAATTGGAAAATTGCCGAACCACTATCCCTCGACGGAATGCCGGTCGAAGTGGCTACCGAAATGTTAGCATCGCCGCGCGCCAAACTAACATCGCGCCAGCGCAAGACGTGTATGGCCGCGCGGCAACGCGTTTTCGAGACCGAAAATGGTGCGCCTATTACGCGCCGCGTGCTGAACCATACCGAGCCAATTTTCGTAACCCGGCGCGCCACCCGGCATTTTCTTAGGCATGCGAAGACTTTAAAAACCGGTTTGTTTTTCGACGCGGATTTTTCACCCGCGCTTCCCGAAGCCAAGCTCGACCGGAAGTTCAGCACACTGCTCATCGCGAAACTGGCCACGCTCCGTCGGCGCGCAATACGCAACCGTGCTCGGGTGCAATACGCATACGCCAAGCTGGCCGGCGATGAATCGAAGCAAGCCATCAAACTTCGCCGAGCGCTAGATATCGCTGCTGCACATCACGAACTTATCCAGGATTGCGCCAATACTGCCATCACGGTCCGGCTGAGCCGCGCCACCTCGGGTGGACCCAAGCCGCATTATTTTGTGCCGGAACGGAAGTAGCATGAAACGACGAGGCATTCATTCCGCGTGCTGACTGATATCCCAATTTTCATGGACGGGTCGCCTGACGGCTCGATGTGGGAACTGGACAAACACATCCAGTGGCGCGCGCTGCTGGCGGGCGAAATACACCCCGGCAGCCGATTCATCCGAGTTTCCGATGTGCTATCCCTTCTGAGGGATAGTGAAGTAATACCCCATTTGAGGGATAATTTATGCCAGCCAAAAAGCCAAGAATAAGTAACACCAGAGACCTGGGGCTTTCGGGCGCCGGAAAAGGTGACGCGCCGCGGACCGTTTTCGATGCGGAATGGCGCGCGCGATACGATTCGATTAACTGGCGACCAACATGCCGGAATTGTGGCGGAAGGGGGAAGCAACCGGCGACGGGTCTGGGTTGGTGTAACACCCCGCCTGAATGCTCCTGGTGTTTCGGCACTGGAAAAAATTTCGCTGGGTTTGAACGCGATGGCAACAAACTGGTCAAACGTTACAAATGAAAACCCTTGTTGATTTTTCAGCCACGGTGGGAAAAACCGTTCACGCGGTATCACATACCGCATGGCCCCGTGGCATCGTCGTTTCATTTACCAACGACACTTTCACTGTCATCGCGGCAGAAATTAATGACTACGAAGATTATGCGGAATTACGAGAAGGCACCGCCGCCGATTTTGAAGTGCTGAACGGCAACCGCGACGAACTGGTTCGACTCGGCGTCGTAACTGCCCAAGAATGGGACCGGATGAAAGATGCCCGGGAACAATCTCGCCGTGCGGCAGAAGAAGCACAAGACCGTCGAATACTAGCGCGCCTACAAGCAAAATACCAATGAAAAACTCAAATCCACTTGTCCTCATTCGCGACCGCGAGACCGGTCTGTTCATGCAGCGTAACATCGTCACCCTAGCCGTGAATTGGGTAGACCAGAGCCATGCCGAGCGGCTCACTGCCAACACTGCGCATCGCGAGCTGGAATATCTGGCAGCCACCAAGCATTGTTGTCACATCGTGCCGGCCGACTGGCACCCGAACCACGAGGCCGATTCACTCGTGACGCGCGTGCGGAATTTCTTCCTGGCGATTTACCACTTTTTCAAACACTAATATGAGCGAACGTATTATCTCCCTCCAATCTGAAAACATCAAACGACTCCGTGCGGTGCATATCACGCCGAACGGGCAGTCTGTCGAAATCGCAGGCGCCAACGGGGCCGGCAAGTCATCCGTCCTCGACTCCATTTGGTATGCCCTGGCTGGCCGCTCAGTGTTGCCGGACCGGCCGATTCGCGATGGCGAGTCGAGGGCCGAAGTGACTGTGGAACTCAGCAACTACACCGTTACTGGCACAATGGCGGAGATTGACGAGAGCAAAGCCAAAGCACTCGCGACTGCAAAGTTCCCGCTGCCCGGACTGAGTTTTTCGGCATCTGGCGGAGTGTGTTACAACGGAATTCCGTTCAGTCAGATTTCCACCGCGGAACAAATGCGAATCTCGGCTGCGATTGGGCTGGCACTCAATCCTGGGCTCCGCGTAATGTTTATCCGTAACGGCAGTCTTATCGACTCCGCCGGCATGGAAACTCTGAAGTCGCTCGCAGAGTCACACAACGCGCAGCTTTGGGTGGAGCGTGTTGGCGCACTCTCGGGCGAGCTGCCGGGCGTAGTTATTGAAGATGGCGCGGTAACGCAGTCGACTATCAATGGATAAGTTCGAACCGGAATGTCCGAAGTGCAACAAAACCGATTATGAAATATTATACCAATGCAGCCCGGATGTTTGCGACCGGTTACACCAGGATTGCCGCTGTAACCATTGCGGTCGTCGATACATTGTTTTTCCGCCGACGGCTCAAGCGGCAGCTTCGGATTATGACCGCCCGGTATAACGCGGCGTATGAGTCGATGGAATCCGCCGAAATTGCGCGCGAAAAGGACGAAATGTCGGCCCGCGCGCAACTGCTTGCGCTGCGCGTCAATCCGGAAACCGTTCGCGGTCGCACCGGATTTATGATATCGGTCTTCGTGCCGTCCGACGCGCTGACCCGGCTGCAAAAATCCCCCGATGCTGCCAAGATAGCGTTTCGCGACCGTATCGTTTCTGTCCTGGTGGAGCACGCGCTGCAGGGGTTATTCCGTGTAACGTCGCACGGCACTATGCACGCCATCATTTTCGAACCGCTCGGCTCGAAATCGAACAAACGGATTGCCAGTGGAGTTTTCGAGACCAAAGACGGAAAACACAAAGTTGTGCATCCGCCGGCGAATTCGCTCGACGTGCGGATGATTCAGGACGCACAGAGCCGAGGAGAGACACAGTAATGGACCGTGATGACAACAACTTCCTGATTGGGGTCGGTCTGGTTCTCATTGTGCTGTGGGTTATTTTTCGCGCCTGCTATTGACAATGAAGACGGTGTTCGGTATTCTTAGCGTAGTTATCCAAGTCATTGGATTTACCCTGGCGTCGATAGCCGCGTGGGGATTCGTATTCGGGATAGTAGCGACTATCAATCTGTTTAAACAAAATAAAAAACAATGAAAAAACTATTCTCTGCTGAAAAAGGTGATAGCATCCCCGACCCGTATGGTCAGTGTAGCGCTGGCGTGGAGCTGTTAGCTAGAACGATGGCTGGAATTTCATTTCGGCATCCGAAACGTGGCCTTTGTGGGATGCGGTTTGATTCCATGACTACAGAGGAAAAATCACGACTAGAAACTGTTATGGAAATATGAAAATAGTAATTAATACCTGTTATGGGGGTTTCTCGATTTCCGAGCGTGCTATGGCACGGCTTGCCGAACTTCAGGGCAGTCCCTGTTTAACTCCATATCCGGAAGACCGAGCAAACCCGTTGTTAGTGCAAGTAGTCGAAGAGTTGGGCGAACTGGCGAGTGGGGCACTTGCCGAATTGAAAATCGTTGAAGTCCCGGATGACACTGTTTGGGAAATCGAAGAATACGACGGCAAAGAATGGGTAGCGGAACATCATCAAACTTGGGGCTAGTATGAAAATCATACTCGACGATTCGCCAGCTCGGCTAGAAATAGAGTCGCCACACGGCGAAATCATCATCGACGTTTGGCCGGGCCAGCACACCAAAATCATGGTGGCGCCGAACGAAAACCATTCTGATTACTGTGCTCGCGGCGAGCGCGAAACCGTCATCACTTTGAAGCCACGAGAATCCTAATTTTGTGGCACTAATAAATAGTGACGAACATACTGACTGGGTTGCGGCGTATTGGGAACTGGCTGAAACCGAACAGCCGTCCGAAGCAATTCAAGTTAAAAAATCATACCTCACCGATTATGAACGAACTGCAAAACTCAACTTTAAAACGCCCCATGGACAAAGCAAATATGGGGGCCGACGTAGGCGCCCTCAACGGGTTACTCAGCATGATAAATAACCCCAACATCACTGGCGCCCAGGTGCCCAAGCCAGGAGAAGAGGGCAGCGATGAAGCGGGCAAAGGCGAAACTCCGTTGCCCGTCGACCCCGCTATCGCCGCCAGCCGGCCCCGAGCTACTCCGGCGGCGCCGGCGCCGCGCAAAGCGATTACCGCCGGCAAGTTTGCGTTTACCGGTCGGCTCAAGGCTGGCAAGGATTACGTGGCTGCCGCGCTCGACGCCAAGATTTTCGGCTTCGCTGACCCGCTCTACGTGCTGCTTGACCATTTTTTCGGGACCGATGCCGTCAACAATCCCAAAGATAAAGACATCCCAGGTGCGCGGCAGTTTCTCCAGACTGTCGGCCAGTGGGGCTGGGGTGCGACTAATGCGAGTTATCCCCTCACGCCGGCGCGCGCGTGTTTCGTAACGATGATTCGTTCGCTCGGCGCCAACAATGTTTTCCCGGCACATCTCCAGGTGGATTGGGAAAACTTTGGCAAGGTTCGAACGCTTTGGGTTGACGCCGGGCTCCGGCGAATTGATTCTTTTCTTTCCGAGCATCCGACAAAGCGTATCGCCATCGTGAATGCCCGGTTCAAGCACGAATTCGAGCCACTGCAAGCGGCCGGGTTCGAGCACTACCACGTGATGTGCTCTGCGAAGACATGGCAGGCGCGGCTGGCCAAAGCCGGTATCGACCCCAAATCTCCCGTGCTGACGGACCTGTCGGAGAAACTTGCGCACGTGCTCGACCAGGACGCGATTAAAAAAATCTCGGCGCAAAAAGCCGGCCCGATGCTGCGCGTCATCTGGAACGACGAAGTTACGCCGTCGCCCAGTCCGCGGTTTTACACTCTGCAGAGCTTTCTGCAGGCGGCTGCCATTTCTGAAGTTCCGGATAACTATGCCTCGGCGGAGTAACCGGGGGCGACCAAACCCACAATGGAAAACCGCGCCTTACGAAATCGCGTTTCGTCTCGCGAGGACCATTCACGTCGGACCGCCACCCGGTCGGATGCCGAATTTTGGCGTCACTGCCGACGGGCGACGCGTATCGTTTCGCGCTGGCCGACCTGGAAGCAAACGGCGCTCGACGCGTGGCACAACGAAGTCCGTAAAATAGTATGAACGTCGGAACGAAATCGCTGCTATTCGGGGTGCACCAGTTTCTGTGGCACCCGTATACGGTCGCGCGCGCGTGGCGTTTTCTCCACGGTCGGTGGCCGAACTTCCCGGAGTGGGTTTGTATTTTCTGTCACGATATAAATTACTGGGGGAAGCCCAACATGGATGGTCCAGAAGGTCAATCGCATCCGGAGGGCGGCGCTAAGTTAGCGGGCAGAATACTTTATCAGTATGCTCGATGGAAGGGGCATGATGAAGATAATGCAAAGTTTTTGTCGGGTTTATACCATGACTTTACGCTTTATCATTCGAGATTCTATGCGGCGCGCCATAACGCGAAAGTGAGTGAATTATTTTTGGCAGACAAACTCAGTATTTTGTTCGAGCCGCGCTGGTGGTATATCCTCCGGGCAACGCTGTCCGGCGAAATCCGAGAGTATCTCGCGAATGCGCAGAAACATCTCAATCTCCCGAACCCGATGCCGAAAAAAGAATGGCACGCGTGGTATGAGCGAAAAGTTTTCTCCTGGCTAAAAAATCCACCTACCATATGAGCAATCCAGACATCAACATGCACCGTAAAAAGGTTGTCTACGTCGCCGGACCATTCCGCGCACCGACCGGTTGGGGCGTCGAATGCAATTGCAGAAAAGCAGAATCGCTCGCCCTGGAATGCTGGCGACTCGGCGTAACGGTAATTTGCCCGCACAAGAACACCCAATTTTTCGATGGCGCCGCGGATGACAGCATCTGGCTCGAAGGTGACCTGGAGCTGCTTCGTCGCTCCGACGCGGTGATTTTGGTCGAGGGCTGGGAGAATTCCTCCAGCTCGTGCGCGGAGGTGATTCATGCCATTGACGAGCGTATTCCTGTTTTCACTACGGTCAACGGTCTGGCGATTTGGATGTATCATGAAACGGTCACTGAAGTTCAGTCGGAAATTAAAGCCAAAGCGATTCAATCGCGCGACGCTCGTCGAGCGAAAGCTGGGGCGTGAGCGAGACCGTTCGAGCAGCCACCGATACGCTTTTGGTCAGCACCACGGTGACGGGCTAGTTGAAATCGACCCGCGGCAGCGCGAGCAGACCCGGCTCGATACGATTTGCCACGAGTTGTTGCACCACGTCGACGAGAATGATGATTGGCCGGAGAGCAAGATTAACGAAGCCGCCGGGATTTTCGCCAAGATGCTGTGGGAGGACGGCTGGCGCCGAGTAAGACTATGAGGGAATTTTATAAATTTGGCATCATGCTAGAACGACTCGAATTTGACCCGCATACTTACGTGGTCACATTCGACCCGCCGGGGGTGGCGAAAACGGCGACGGCCAAACCGGTCGTAATTTATTGGCGTGTCTTTTCTGCTCGATTACACGGTCCCCTTATGTTTACTCGACGCGCCGCATTTTTCTCATGGTTGAAGAACTGGTTAACCGACTTCGTCAGCATCAAATTGCGCCGGTAAATCGGCTGGTCGATATCCTCGGTCGATATCAATCGGCTGTGGACCTCTCCGATATGGGCACCGGCAAAACGTTTGTCGCCTGTGCAGTTGCTACCGCGCTGAAGCTGCCGACACTCGTCGTCGCGCCGAAGGTCGCTATCACGGCATGGGAACGGGCAGCAGAGCACTTTGGAGAAAAATTCACCGTGATGGGATACGAACACCTGCGCACCGGCCGCACCGCCGTCGGTTGGTGGGATAACCCGCTGCCGGACGATACCAGCATTCTGGACTTCTACAAGTGTCAATGTTGTCAGCTCAAACTCGACCCCGCGAAGTTTTCCTCATGCTACGTTCACCATCTGGGCATCCACTGCATCGAACAGCACCGTAAGCCCTGGAACTACGGCAAGTTCAATTTTCATTCCGGAGTCGGTCTTGTTATATTCGATGAGGGCCACCGATGCGGGGGTATCGATTCGCTGAATGCTGACATGATGATTGCGGTTAAGCGACAGGGTATTAAAATGCTGATGCTCTCGGCAACGGCGGCGTGCAGTCCACTCAACATGCGTGCGCTGGGATACAACCTCGACCTGCACAATGACAAAGCCGATTTTATTGTCAAGCACGACACGGGTTTTCAGTATCGTCTAAAACCTAATTTTTACCGTTGGGCCGGTAAATACGGCTGCCGGCGCGATGCTCGGTTCCACGGGTTCAAGTGGATGCTCGGGCGGGAGTCCCAGCTCGCCGCGATGGCGCAGATTCGCGACTCGTTCCTGGCCGAACGGGGCGTGCGAGTGACGACGGACAGCATTCCGGACTTTCCAGAGTGCGAAATCTCGGCCGAACTCTACGACCTGGAAGAAGGCGGAGCCATCGACCGGCTATACGCGGAGATGGCAGACTCCCTGGCCGAACTCGCGGCGCACTCCGCCGATGATATTTGTGCCGAACACCCGCTGACTAAAATCCTGCGCGCGCGCCAGAAGGTCGAGCTGCTGAAGGTGCCGATTGCCGTGGAACTGGCCCGAGACGCAATCGACAAAGGCTACTCAGTCGGGATTTTCGTTAACTTCGCCGCTACCCTGGCCGAGCTACGGAGTCGGTTGAAATGCGATTGTTTCATCGACGGCAGCCGCGCCGGGGTGCGGCATCGCCAAAAACACATCGACGATTTCAACGCAAACACAGAGCGGTGCATCCTTATCAACAGCGAAGCGGGCGGCGCGGCCGTCAGTCTGCCGGATACGTCCGGAGACCATCCCCGGCTCGGGCTAGTGTTCCCCGGTTTTTCGGCTACTACTTTTCGCCAGATAACCGGCCGGTTTCGCCGCGAGAACAGCCGCTCGCGTTCGCACTACCGTGTGATTTTCGCAGCCGGGACGGTGGAAGTGAAATCGCACCGCAGCTTGCGTGCCAAGCTCGACAATTTGGACCAATTAAATAATGATGATATGGTGCCAGAAAACCTGCACCTATTGAATAGTAGCATCGGTTCGATTCTACGGAATTAAAAAATATGCCTGTAAAAATCACCAAACGGCCCGGAAAGAAATGTTACCGGGTATCCACTCCTCACGGCACGAAGTCCAAGTGCACCACCAAGAAAAAAGCTGAGCGGCAGCGCCGGCTTATTAACGCAGTCGAGCATGGATTCACGCCGAATCGCGACGCACTTCGCAAGCGCGTAATGGGGAGTTGATATGAGCGAAGAACGCGTTCATCACCCCTACAGCCCGTCGAGTTTGCAATCGCTCGAAGCGTGCCCGTGTTACACTTCGCGGTCTTCCGACCACGTGCGCACCATTATCGGAACCATCGCGCACAAGTCGACGGAGACCCGGACCGACGATAACCGGCTGGATGACGATGATGCCGCTGCAGTAGCTGAGTGCATGGATTTTTACGAGTCGCGCAAACGGCTGATGGAAGAAGACCAACGAAAAAATCAGCAAGCGTTTTGTCCTGGCGGCGTAGAAAAGCTGCCGGCGATTTCAGAGTTACTCGAAACCTATTTGGAAATTGACGATTGCGTTTTTGAAGACGCAAAATCAACGACCGCGGGGTATGTTGACCGGGTCGTGATATCGTGGGATAAAACGCACGCCGAACTCTTCGATTGGAAGTTCGGGTTCTGGCCTATCGAGGTTGCCGAAAACAACCTCCAGGGCATCGCCTACGCGCTGGGACTTTTTCGTCGGTATCCAACGCTGCAGGCGGCGAAGTTTTGGTTCAAGCAGCCGCTGATTAACGATATCCAGGAGGCTACGTTTACCCGCGCGCAAATTCCGGCGCTGTATCTCCGCGTCCAGGTCGTCGTTGCCGAAGCTCGTGAAGCGCGGCGGCTGATGAAAATTAACGACTGGTCGAAGGCGCGGCCGATGGTGCCGGCTTGCAATTTTTGCGCCAACATCGGACGATGCCCGAAGGTAACCGAGTTTGCGTGCCGAGTCGGTTCGAAGTTTTTCCCACTGGAAATTCCGGAAAACATCACGCCGAGTATGGTGCATTCACCAGAGAACACGGTGCTCGGGCTTCGGCTGGCCCAGGTGCTGGCGGTATGGTCGAAGGCATTCAAGACCGTCATTACGGACCGCGTCATTCGCCGCGACGCGGTTCCGCCGGACGGGTATCGGCTGGAAGTTCGGGCCGACCGAGAAATAGTTAATCCGGTCAAATATAAAGAAATTGCCTTGCAATATCTGACCGAACAAGAGTATACTGACTCGTTGTCGGTTTCGCTCGGCGCCGTCGAGAAAAAAATCAGCGAAAAGGCGCCGCGCGGGAATAAGACGGCGGCGGTAGACGCGTTCAAACAAGCGCTGCTCGATTCCGGCGCAGTGGAAAAAGGTGCGCCGTATAGTTTTCTCAAAGCAACATCAACAAAAACCAAAACAGAAAATCAATAATATGGAAGTAGACTTCTCAAAATCCGGTCAAGGTGGCTCCGCTCCGGCGCCCGTGCTTGAACAACCCTCGTCACCAAGTTGTTGCCCAGCCGGCCATCCAGGCACAGCGGGTGAACCCGGCGTCAGCTCGGCGCCCGTGGCCGACAACCAGCAACTCGCGACCGGCGGATTGCTACTCGGTGATAAGCTGCCGACGTTCAAGGAAATCATCCTGCCCCGGCTGAATATCGTGCAGGGCTCGGGCATGTTGAAGGACAGTTTTCCCTTCGGGAGCATTGTTTATAACCAGCAGGCTGTGCTGTATACCCCGCCGGATATTGACAAGCAGACCGGCAACATCAAACGCGCCGGCACCAAGCCCGTCGTGATTACGGTGCTGGGTTTTCATCCCACACGTTACGCCGAAAAGGTTGTCGGCGGAGCCCGCGGCATCATCGTGAATTCCGAGGACGCAGTTCGTGCGGCCGGCGGCACACTCGACTACAATGAATGGAAGCTGAAGGCCAGCTCTGGCATGAAGCGGTTCGAGTATCTGGCGGAAGCAGTCGTCGCGGTTGAGCGGCCGGAGTGCTGCGCAGACGACGATACCGTTTTCGTGTATTCCGTCGACGGTAAAAAGTATGCCCTGGCGATTTGGGGGCTCAAGGGCACCGCCTACACGGCTGCTGCCAAGCGGGTGTTTTTCACCGCGCGGTCGATGGGCTGCTTGCAAAAGGGCGGATACCCGTCCTGGAGCTATTCCGTCAGCACGCGCGCGGAAACACGCGAACAGAATACCTACGCGGTGCCCGTGTGCTTGCCGTGCTGCAAATCCACGCCGGCATTCCTGGAATTCGCGAATTCCATCCTGAACCCAACGGGTAAGTAATTCCCCTCCCGACCGGCGGACAGTTTGTGCAGAAGTAATTAGATGCCGCTGCCCGCCGGAATAAATTTGACAACGCGTTTAAACATGGTATATTGGAACCCATGAGTAAACCAAAATACGAAACACGAGAAGAATGGTTGGTCGCCGCGGTCGACGCGATGCGCCCACTGTTCAAGTCCCATGAATACGTCATTCCGGCTTTGCGCGTAACGTGCGGCTGGCCGAGCAGTCGAGCGCTGTCGAGGAAGAAACGGTGCCTCGGTGAGTGCTGGTCCAAGGAATCCAGCACGGACAAGAAACCGCAGATTTTCATTTCGCCGTATCTCGACGAAGCAGCCTCCGACACGGGAGTGCTCGCGACGCTGGTGCACGAAGTAGTGCACGCCGTCGTCGGCAACAAGGAAGGGCATAACAAGGTTTTCGGTAAGTGCGCCCGGGCGGTAGGGCTCGAAGGCAAGCTGACCTCCACGAACGCCGGGGAAGAATTAGTCTCCGCCATGGAGGATTGGTCGAAGTCGCTGGGAGAATACCCGCACGCGCGACTCGATTTGCTGAAACGGCCCACCAAGAAACAGACTACCAGGATGGTGAAATGCGAATGCGGAACCTGCGGCTACACTGTCCGGACTAGCCGGAAGTGGCTTGAGGAAACCGGCGCGCCGATTTGCCCGTGCAACAAAAAGTCGATGGGGTTTGAGATTCCCGACGAACTCGACTCCGACGATGGTGGGGGTGATGAGTGAAACGTGGCAAACTCAAAAAGTCTTTGGTAGCCGTGCCGGTGCCTGTCGAAAATATCCCGACACCGGTTGTAAAACACACACCGCCGTTTTCGTTCAAGGTCACGATTCGAGAATACACCCGGCTGCGGGTCGGTGACGTGGTGCGATTTGGCGAAGGCCACGCTGAGCACATCGTGACACAAATCAATCCGTCCTGCGCGCGCATTATACCGCTCGGCGCCCTGGGCACCAAAGCGGTTTCGTTTACGCCGCGGTTTGCCGACAAGCCGGTGGTGTTTAACGCGCCCATCAAATCGGACCCGATTGCGATATCCGCAAACTCGGAATGCCCGATACTCCGCCGGCTAGGAAAAAATTGGCGGGAAAAATTGAACGAATCTCAGCCGTAGCTGTCAATATCTAGCCGCAATTGAGCGAACCCGCGGATAGGGAATTGCTCCGCCGAGGTGGCCGGCGTAATGAGCCACCACGTTACAATGACCCCGAAAGAGTATCAACGACAGTGGTATCAGAAAAACAAAATTCATAAGGATGGTTTGTATGGAATCACGATACAAGATTTTTTTACTTTGAAGCGCACACAACGAAACCGATGCGCGATTTGTAAAAAGAAGTTTCGTCGAACCCCGCATGTTGACCACGAACATCGCACAAAGAAAGTTCGGGGTTTGTTATGCTCTTCGTGCAACATCGGGTTGGGGCGGTTCAAAGATAACCCGATTTTTTTAATCCGTGGTGCTCGCTATCTACGGAGGACGGTATGAGCCAAGTGATAGCGGTGGACACCGAGGTCTTTTATTCCTCGAAACTCAAGCATACCCTCAAGCTACAAATCGCGGAGCAATTTTGTAGGTCTCACTTGTTTGATTGCTACATGGTCAGCGTCTCCGACGGAACCACGTGTTGGTCCGGCCATCCCAGAGAACTGAATTGGGACGCCCTCCAAGGCAAAACGCTGGTCAGTCATAACGCCTACTGGGACCAAACTTGCTACGAAGAAATGGTCCGGCGGGGGCAGGCTCCGCAAATAAAGTTTGAAGCGTGGCACTGTAGTGCGAACCTGAGTGCGTATCTCTGCAACCGCCGGGCGCTCGACGCCGCGGTCGAACACCTTTTCAACGTTAAAATCAGCAAGACCGCGCGGTCGGACGCGAACGGAAAGCAATGGCCAAAAGATTTTTCGGAAAAAGAGCGGGCGGACATGATGGAATATGCGCGCGGGGATGCGTTTTGGTGCTGGAAAATTTGGAATGATTTTTCTCCGCGTTGGCCCGAGCACGAACGTCGTTTGTCGAAAATGACAATCGACCAAGGGAAGCGCGGAGTCCAAATCGACCGGGAGCTACTCGACAAGTATATCCTGGAAACGCACGCGATGAAGATGGCGACGGAAGGCACGATTCCCTGGATACGTGATGCCGACGACGAGGCGTGGGAAGAATTCAACGCCAAGCCGACTTCGACGAAGTGTATAGCAGAAGAATGTCGCCGTTCCGGCATTCCCGCGCCGCCGGTGAAGTCGGAAGATGAGGAAGCATACGAGGAGTGGGAGACTCAGTATAGTTCGAAACACACCTGGATAAAATCCATTTCGGCTTGGCGCTCGATTAATAAGCTGTATAAAACTTTCATCACCGTCAAGGAGCGGCTCCGCGACGACGGCACTATGCCATTTTCGCTGAAATACTTTGGCGCCCACACCGGCCGATGGTCCGGCGATGCCAAAGTGAATATGCAGAACATGCGCAAAAAACCGATGCTCTGCAACGAATTCGGGCTGCTCGAAACCAACGACAAGCGTTCCGATTCTGCAATCGATACACATTCTGAGACGGGAGTCTGGCCGGAGTGGGTGAAGTCGTCGATTGATTTTCGAGCACTCATAACACCTCGTCCGGGAAAATTTTTAATTACGTCGGATTTGAGTCAAGTGGAACCACGAGTGCTGGCATGGTGCGCCGGCGATTTTGAATTTCTCGAAATTGTGCGCCGGGGAATTTCAGTTTACCAAGCGCACGCCGAGGCTACGATGGGCTGGCCGAAGGGCGTTCCGATGGATAAAAAATCTGAGCAATATAAGCTCGCTAAGGCCCGCATTCTTGCCTTGGGTTACGGTGCCGGATGGGAAAAATTCATTGCGATGGCGTGGACCCTGGCGCGACTCGATATCACCAAAGACGACCCCGAGTGGATTGAAGTGCCCGACCCCGTTACCGGCGAGGTTAAGAAAATCTCTGGTTATGGCAGCACCAGTAAGAAAATCGTTGAACAATTCCGGGCCGACAATCCCCGAATTGCTGCGCGCTACGACGCTCCAGCGCCGGGACTTTGGCACCAGCTTGACGATGCGTTTAAACGGTCTATTGGTTCCGACTTTACGTTACGATTACCTTCCGGGCGTGCCATGCGCTACGAAAAAGTCCGGTGCGATGTTCGAATTGAAAAAGATAAAGAGACTGGCAAGCCTCGCCGAAAGTCAGTTTTTACCGCTAATTCGGACGGGCGGCGTAAGTCTTTTTACGGAGGGAAACTAGTGGAGAATCTCGTTCAGGCAACGGCACGCGACGTTTTTGCGGAGCACATGCTCCGCGTTCAGGACCGCGGCTGGACTGTTCTTTTTCACGTGCATGATGAATTGATTGTAGAAGTCGATGAGACAGTGACGGTGGAAGACATCGAACGGGAAATGAGTTACTGCCCGGAGTGGTTGAGTGGGTGTCCCCTTGCGGCGGAGGCTCATAAAGTGGAGCGATATACCAAGTGACTAAAAAAGAATACCAGCAGCAATGGAGGGCCAAAAATCCGGGATATGATAAATTATGGCGTGCGCGCAATCCGGGAAAAGCCGCAGCCGCTAACCGGCGTTATAGGGTCGCACATCCAGACCGCGCGGCTGCACAGGCGCGCCGGTATGCCAAATTATATCCGGAACGGATTAAGGCATATATAGACCGGATACGACGGGAACACCCTGATAGGTTCAAGACGTATCGTTTAAAATCTCTATATGGGCTGACGGAAACCACGTATCAAAAATTATTAGCGTCGCAAGGCGGCGTGTGCGCCATTTGCAAAAACCCAGAAACTATAAAGAATCGTCGGCTCGGAGTAGACCATTGCCATAAGAGCGGCAAAGTTCGGGGACTGTTATGTGATTCTTGTAATACTGGCTTGGGGCGCTTTCGGGATAGCGTGCCGCTTTTACGACGCGCTATTCGATATTTGGAACAAGCATGAAATTTTTCGGCACCAAGAATCTGGTAGTCCGGTCACTCACCCCATGCGAACCGTGGAATTTCAAACCGGCGGAATTACCATCCGCCCAGATTCGAAATGATAAACAGTCTCGCCAGGAATTCTACCAGAACATCGATACCGATTGGAATTTTTATTCGCCGCTGGAACCCAGCAATCCGAATCAGCGAATCGGAAAAGACAATCCGGTCCGCTGTATCCAGGGCTTCGCGGCAGACTATGACATAAAAATTCCGATTGAACGCGTGCGTGAGGGCGTAGCATCACTGCCGATTAAGCCGCAGTGGATAGAGACCTCGCTCGGCGGCAACACGCGCCTTGTCTGGGTGTTCCCGCGGCCGTTCGCCGTCGATGATTACAATTTTTGCTGCTTCATTCTGGAACAAGCAATCGAGTGGCTCCGGCTCGATATGCTGCCGGCTCTCGACAAGGGCGCCTTCACCGACCCGGCTCGGCTGCTTTGCAATGGGGCGGTTTGGGAATCCACAAATCATCCACCGGTATCCGAGCAGACCCTGCAATCTTTCATGGTGCAATGCGGAAAGGATTTCCGTTTTCAGGGCGCCGAGGGACCGGATATTCCGCTGGACATAGTCGAGGCCGTCATCAAGGAAAAGTATCCGGCGTTTAGCTGGCCCGGGGAGTTTTCCATCGACAGCCAAGGTCCGTCGTTTTGGGTGCCCGGTAGCGTGTCCGCGGCTTCCGCCATCGTAAAAAAAGATGGAATGTTCACGTTCTCTGACCACGCCGAGAAATCGTTTTACCCATGGGCCGACATTATCGGTCCGGATGCCATAAAATCGTTCACCGACGGCGCGATAGCGAAAGCGACCGCCGATATCTGGTGGGACGGCAAGCATTTTTGGCGCAAAAAGTCCGAACAATACTGCTCCTGCGACAGTGTGGAACTGAATAACTATTTCAAAGTGAACTGCCGGTTATCTACCCGGCCGGGCAAGGACGGAATATCGATGATTGACCTTGCCCTGAATCACATCTGGTCAGCCGGTGTTATCCAGGGCGCGGCGCCGTTCGTGTTCCGGCCGCACGGACTGCTCGATTTCAACGGCAAGCGAGTGCTCAATACGTATCTCAGCCGGGTGATTCGTCCGCTCGATGGGACCGCTAACTGGGGAGAGCACTTCCCGTTTTTGTCGTTGTTGTTCGATAATCTTTTCGAGCCGGCTTCTCAACTCCCGCATTTTCTGGCTTGGTGGAAATACTTTTACAGCTCGGCCCTCAATCTCACGCCGGCGCCTGGACAGAATATTTTTCTGATGGGCGGCGCGGCGGTCGGCAAAACGTTGACCAGTCGTCACATCGTTGGAAAGTCCGTCGGCGGGTTCATGGACGCCGCGGACCATTTAACGGGGCGGTCTGATTTCGACAGCGAAATGTATGAAGTCGGGTTGTGGTGCGTTGACGATGAAACCATGGGCGACAGCAACGCGGCTCAGGCGAACTTCCAGGCAATGCTGAAGAAAATCGCCGCGAATCAGGAGTTCAAGCACAAGAAAAAATTCGAAGTGAATTGCTTAACCCAGTGGATGGGTCGCGCGATTTGCACCACCAACCTGGACTACATCTCCAGCCGTGCGCTCGGCTCGCTCGACAACACGTCGGCCGACAAGACGTGTGTGTTCCGGTGTGGCTCGGAATCGAGGATTGTGTTCCCAAGCCGAACCGAGCTGCCGAAAATAATCACCGCGGAGCTGCCGGCGATGCTGCGTTGGTTACTCGACTGGACACCGCCGGATTCGGTTAAGCGGGATATCCGATACGGATACTCTGCCTTTCACGAGCCGACGTTGCTGAACCAAGCGTATCAGTCCAGTAAGGTTGCGCCGTTCAAGGAACTGCTGGTCGAGGCACTCACGGAACATTTTCAGCAGAACCGCGATGCTACTGAATGGCGCGGAACCGCGACTCAGCTAATCCGGACGTTGCACATGAACCCGCTCAATGAGCCGGTTGTGCGTGCGCTGCGATTAGAGCAGACCACTCGATACCTTGAAATGATTCAGCGTGAAGACTTGCTGCATTGCACCACGGAGCCTGGACCGCTAAAAACGAGGATTTGGAAGTTTGCGCGGTTTGACCCCGTTACTATAGATGCCTCTCCGACAGTCGCCCCGCCAACACCTCCAATCCAATCGTCCAATATCAACATTTTCCAAAAATGATTATGAAATTTTTCAAATGGTGGCATCGCCGAAAAATCCTGGCGATACGGTCTTCGACTCGCCGCGCGCCACTTCCATTGGCCGAGTTGCGAGAACATATCGAATCGACCGGCGGATGGGCATATCCCTACGTGCCGACGTGGCGGGATATGTGGGAGCGGCTGCGGCTTGCGCTGTATCTCCGTCGGCGGATTATGAAACACCCTCGGTCGCGAATGGAAAAAATCGGCCCTCGGCACTACCGGGAAATTGATTCGCCGAGTGATGACGTGCTCAGTCTACCGGATGAAAATTTCTGGAAACGCCAGGAAGTCGGACTTTTTGCAAAGGAACCACCTAATGAATAATTCAACCGAAAGTTCCGTTTTACGCGGATTGCCCACCGAAAAGCTATCACCGGCCGACGAAGATAGCCTAGCGCGTGTTGGCGACCTGGAATCCCTGGTGCTACACAACATGCGCGAAGGGTTTTTCTATGCACGCCACCTGTCGAGGGGTAAACTGGCCGAAGATGAAGTGTTCAGCGCGGTGTATATCGCGTTAGAGCACGCGAGCCGAAACTACAAGCCGGGCACAAAGCCGGGCATCCGGTTTTTCGCTTATGCAAAGCCGTATGTGCGGGGCGGGCTTAGCCGGCTGTGGAAGTCCAAAGACGTCGTCAAAAATGCGCACCATGAATCACTCGATGTGCCCACGATTGATACTTCGGCTCGCATAGACCGGGATGACGACCCAGCAACGATGGACATGGATTGTAAGTGGGAAACCGAAGAGCACGCGGACCCGGAATTCGCGCTAATGCACCTCCGCGAGCGTCTTGAAGCGGTTAGGCCCGCAATGAAGTCCGTGCTTAGTGACCACGAGCGACTCGTAATCGAATTGACCTACTTCGGTCATTATAATTTCGAAGAGATTGGAGAAAAGCTGGGTGTTTCTCGTTCTGCGGTGCAAAACGCCCACACCCGCGCAATGCGAAAATTGCGTTCGACTTTGTCTCGCAAACGTGAACTGTTTAGTAGCTAATGAAAACCATTCCACTCACGCAAGGTTTCGAGGCGATAGTCAATAATTCTGACTATCCGAAACTGTCCCGATGGAAGTGGTATGGGGTCTCGTGGCATCGGTATGTTAGCAAATGGCGAGCCTATATAAGGGCTTCAAATCGACACTTTTATTTGGGGTATTTTGATAACCCAATCGTTGCCGCGAAAGCTTACGACGCCGCAGCTCGAAAACTTCACGGTCGGTTTGCTTGTTTAAATTTTCCATGAATATCTTAGCATTGGATTTGGGCACAAATACCGGCTTTGCCTACAATGATGGGGACCGATTTGTGTGTGGAACATGGCTGCTTGCTTCCGACAAAGAATTGCGAGCCCAGAAAAAAGTTCGTGGCGATAGAACCACCGATTGTCGTGTGCGCGCCCTGTTTCATCAACTCCGGAAGATGTATATTGGGTGCAATTTCGACTGGGTGGTTTTTGAAGACGTCCAATTTTCCAGTAGCACCATGCAAACCCAGCTCTGGTCCAGCTTGCGCGCAGCGGTTTGGCTTGCGGCGGCGCCGGATAGCTGGGCGATGCATCCGCCTGTGATTGAATGCGTGCCGACTGGCACGCTAAAGAAATTCGCCGGCCACGGCTCCGCGACAAAAGAGATGATGGGGCTTTTTCTTTGCCGAGCCGATAATCGGTTTTGTCGAATCGGGAAAATCAATCCGAAGTTTTTCTTTCGCAAGTCGGAAGACCAGCTTCAGCCAGTTGACGATAACGCTATTGACGCGGTCTGGCTGCACCGGTGGGCACAACATAACCTGTCCAGAAAATGAAATTGACCGAGCTGATTAGAATTTGCCAAGAAGCGCTGATAGCGGCGGGAGATGTGGATGCCGTCGTATACAGCACAGAAGATATTCATGAACCCGAGGTTGTAGTCGAAGAAGTGATGGTCGGGAAGGGAAAAGAATTGGTGATACGATGAAAAATCCGAAACGAGTCCAACAGGCAATCCTGATGCCGAACCGGGAAGCCGTTAATGCGGCCCAGGTATCGTTGTTACTGAATATCACGCAGTCGCTGGTCGGTTGTCTGCGGCAGCCAGAAACGGAGATGGGAAAAGAGCAATCTCCGGAAATCGACGGCGGCGCGCGACTCGCAATCGAAACCACGATAGCCAAAACTTGCAATCGGATTGATAACATACTCGACGAAGCTACTCGATGGACTTTCGAAAACCAGCAGGCCATGGAAAAACAGCTCAGCTCGATGTATGAGCAAAACACTGCGCTGCTTCGGGCGCAAACCCGGCTGGCAGAAGAAGCAGTAAAGCCACACGCCCGATACCGGCCGAAGCTTTATCGGTTCAACGGGGTCTGGGTCGCAATACTCGGCGACATTGACGATATCGACAGCGCGATTTGCGGGCTCGGCGATACGCCCCAGGAAGCACTAATTGCTTTCGATGGATTTTTTACTGGACAAGTTCCGGAACATTTGGCAAGCTGGTTGCAAGCGGTCGAAGCTGCGAACCGTGCCGGTGTTGAACCACCTGCGTATCCCACTTACAAATCAAACAATGAAAAATCAAAACTGGACGGAAAAACAGATAGCCCGTCTGAGCCAACTCAAGGCCCAGGGGAAGACTCACAAGGAAATAGCCCAGATTATGGGCCGGACGGTGACGGCAATCAACCGCCGAATCGACCGGACGGAACCGGTGGTTCCCACGCCATCTGAACTTTCCGAGCAGCTCGAATACTGGAAGTCCAAGGCGCGGTCTATTGAACGCGACTTGGCTGCGGCCAGCAAATCGTCCGTTGCGGTCGATATGCTTTGCGAACAGGTCCGTGAACTGGCCCCAAAAAGTTATACAGCATCACCGGCGCAGACTGCGCTGCGGAAACCTCAATCTCATGGCAGCCCGCAGTCCGCCGTGATGCTGTTCTCCGATACGCACATCGGCGCCGTGGTAAAGCCGGAACAAACGCTTGGGCTGGGTGGCTACAATTTCGATTTGTTTTTACGTAGACTGTGGCGACTGGAAACTTCCATCGCCAGTATCCTGCAGGACCACACGACGACTGCCGTGCCGGAAATTGTGATTCCGATGCTGGGTGACCAAATCGACGGCGCCCTGGAGCACTCGGCAGAGTGCGGTCAGCTCAATACTTTGCTGGCGCAGTTTTACTCCGGCGGGCATGCGATTGCCCAATTTTTCCGTAACCTGAGTCGGCTTGCGCCGCTTCGGATTTACGGAACGGTCGGCAATCACCCCCGCTGGCAGAACCAAAAGAAGATGCCGACGAAAAATCGAAACAGCAATCTCGACATGTTTCTTTATCTCTACATCGAAGCGTTGTTGCGCGACGTTCCGAATATCAAGTTCCATTTCGACTGGCAGCCCTTCGCCTGTTTCAACGTTCAGGGGTTCCCGTTTTTCTGCGGGCATGGCGATAATCTCCGCGGCGGTGACAAAATGCTCGGCGTTCCGAACCACGCCATCGGACGCAACGTCAGCACAATGACGCAGCTTTTCACGCGCGCAGGCAAGGATACGCCGGCATATTACTGCTACGGGCATCTGCATCGGCCGATTACGCTTCCACACAGTAAAGGCGAGGTCGTGGTAAATGGTAGCTTTGTGGGCATCGATGGTTTCGCGCTTTCGGAAGCGTTCAACTCTAGCCACCCGTTACAACGACTGTTTCTGATGCACCCGAAGTATGGCCGTTCTGCGTGCTATGACTTACGGCTCGACCTGGGCGACAACACGGCGCACGGCTACAGCCTTCCAACCGCTTTTGAATGTAAATGAAAAAACCACTTCAATACGTTGAACGTCAAACGTTTCGACAAGAGCCGGATTGTTATGATGGTCCGCAATGCGACAAACACCGACCTCGATGGATGACAAGCTATCCGAAGGAAGGAGACGAGGAGGATGGGGAAATTTTAAAACTGGAAATCCCGGCTAAAATGATGCCGCCCGGCTCACGAGTTACTATTGAGGTTCCTTGCTGCCCTAAGTGTGGCGAGCCGGCGGATATGTTTACTGACTGCCTAGAAGAACATGCCGTGTGGCCAAAATGCAAATGCGGATTTTCTTGGCGTAGCTGGGTAGAAGATAATTTTTCATAAGGGGCTCTTCAGTATATTGTTTAATATCCTACCGGCGCCGGGCTTCGGACCCTCGCTCGGTCGGCCTAACGTCTGATTTTTAATCCGGGCCTTCGTCAACGCTTCTTGCGAACTGGCCGGCAGCGGAGCCGGCGGTCGGACGGGAGAACCCATTTGCGCACTGGCGGCTGGCGTATTACCAGCGAGTCCCGCGGGCGGTTGTGCACTGAGGACCGGATTATTTTCGCCTGAGCCAGCGACCATCTGATTCACGGTATCAAATGGGGGCGCTATTTCAAGCAGTTTGCCTGCTTGGTCGGCCGCTTTGAGCTGTTCCCCATTAATGCGAAGCTGATTGAAAATGACTCCCAGGTCGCCGCCCAGACTCCGATACAGTCCCATTCCCGCCTTCAGCAGCGCATCCTTATTCTGGCTAATCAGCTTCGCTTCTGGCCGTTTGGCGAAGTCGGTAAGCGAGGCCGAAAACGCGGCGGGTTGGCCGGAGAATACGGCTTGCATGGCCGGGATTTGCAGAAGTTCGTTCGGCAGGCCGGAACCACCTGCGGCCGGCTGTTCCGGTGCGCCAGGGGTAGTGGGTTCTACAGGTGCGGGTGATGCTTCGGGAGTTCGGGGCTCAACAGAAATAGCCATACACTAAACAGTGTCCGAATCCCGTCGCGGAAGGGGGTTTACTTCGACGCTGGACTTGGGATACAGTCGCGCCGCCAGTTCATCCCAAAACTCCTGGGCGAACGGCTCGGAATACGCAATGCGCACGGCAGCGAGCAGTTCCGCGTCCGTCAGTTCAACTTTTTTCTTTTCGGCCATATTATTGTATTTCCCCGGCATCGGACCGGCGTTCCAGCTCCGCTTTGGCCGTATCAATGTCAGTGATTCCTGGCAAGAATCCCGAGTATTCTCCCTTCACCACAAACGACAGTCCTTTGTCTGGAGAAATTCCAGGATAGATGAGGACCATACGACTGGGAGCCCTTGAGCGCTTTAGCTTGGCCTGCCACACTTCCCAGGTGTTATAGGGGGCTTCGCTATTGTAAGGCCATTTGACCTGTTCCCACTTTACGGGCTGTGATTGACTTTTCACCGACTGTATCCTACCACGGGGCTCGACGGAAATCAACTCTTTCTCTGGAGTTTCTCGTGCCTGAATCTCGGCGCGCAGCCGGTCGGTCTTCTTGAGTTCTTCGCGGAAGTCGCCCAGGTCGAGCCTCGACCACCCGTTGTCATTCCAAAGCTGCTTTTCGGCAAACCACACCGCGGCTTGAAGCTCAGAGGGCTTGAGTCCAAGCTGTTCCGCGGCATTGCGGAAAATCGATTGGGCAAACGCGAAATCTTCATCGGAAACGCCGCGTTTATTAACGGGCATAATCCGCCACCGCTCCGCGAAACCCTCGTATCCCAGCCGGCGCAGTGTTCGGTCCGCCCACAAGTCAATCGTAGCCTCCGTCCCTTCGCCGAGCAAATTCTCGACAAAGTTTTTGACTTTCGGTCCTTTGTTTTGTTCCAGCCACCGGCGGGCAGCAACTTGCAACACAGGAATCGAGTTGATGCCGAAAAGCTTGCCATTGCTCTGCCGGGGTTTGATATCGTGCGACTCAATCCAGCGCGCCATAAACGCGGCGGGAGTCGGCTTGGCCGGAGGATTTTTAATCCGTCCGGCATTCAGTTCGCGATTATACCAGCTCAGCCATTTTTCGTCGGCAATCATCTTGAGGGCTTGCTCGAATTTTGCGATGTGCTTTTTGAACCGGCCGGACTTGAATCCTTCAAGTGCGTCGAGCGCAAATTTGAAATTTGACTCAACGGATGTTTGCGGACTGGTTGCCGCGAGTAGCTCGGCAAAAATTCGGGCATCGGTGCCAAATCGGGACTTTAGCTGCTCGGAAAATTCGGAATACCACTTCCGGCCCATCTGGTATTCCGGTGTGTTTTCTTTTTCTCGTGCAAACTCAACCAGGGCATCGGAATATACTTGCTCTGGGTTATCGACGTTTTTAATCAACGGCGCATTGCGTATGTCGGATGGAATTTCTTCATCCCGTTTGCGCGGAACGATGGCTTCCGGAAAATGTTCTTGTAGTTCCGCACGACTCATGTTACCGAGCTGCGAGGTAGTCAGAAAAGCTTTCTTCGTTGACTCCGGAAACCCGGCGAATTCCGGCTGTTCCTCTGCCGCCGGCTGGAACTGTCGCGCGCGTGCCTGGGAAATCCCGGTTACTTGTCCCCCGGCGACACCGCCGGCGGGAGCAGTTTCCATAAACGGAATCGAGCTGAGTCGCTCGGTGTCGGAATTCATGGTATGAAACTTTACTGACTCGCTATCAGCGACTGCGGAAACATCGTCGTTGAACAGCTCCACTCGAAGATTGTCGATTCGGTCCAGGTTCGTTTCTACGAATTGCTGAATCGCGGGCCGAAGCTTCGGCCAATCGGCGGCTCGCGCTTCGACAGTTAGCTGTCCGCCGTTCCGCGCATAGTTGAGCCGGGCAAAGCCTTTTTGCAATGCCTGGACTCGCGAGTCCGCGTCCGCAGTTACCCCGGTCGAGATTCCGTAGGTATCAGCGTTTTCGTTCAGCCACTCGTGATGCCATTTACTACCGAGCTGCACCGGTTCACCGGTCGGCAGTATCCACGCTTTGCTAAAAAATCCGCCACCTTTTGGCGTGCGCAACGTCCATTCCGGTTCGCCTTCGGGTTGGAATTGCGCTCTGCCGCGGGCTTCTTGAATCAGTTCATCCGGAATGATGATATTTTTCTGCTCGGCGAATGGGCGTTCCGTCGGTCCGAGGTATCCCGGTTCGCCACGTGACGGAATGCTACCTTCCGAATTTCTGAGATGCGCTCCGTAGTTCACCCAACTGTTTTGTGCCAGGGTTTCTGCCGCTAGCGCCCCTTGGGCGGCGGGGCTAAACATTTCCGAGTGGGAAACCCACGCATTCAGTTCACCGCGAGGACCGAACTGGTGACCTTCTTTGGCATGCCCGAAAAAGTCATGCACCGCACGAAAAACGTCGTTGACGCTCAGCTTCCGGTCGCCGATGGAAATTCCGGAGTCCCGGAGCATAAGGTTTCCGCCGGCATCGTCGAACGCGCCTTCAGTGGGGAGAAAATATAGGTGTTTGTTGTTGCGCACGTCGGCAACCATCTCCGCGCTGGACTTATACGGCTCGCCGGCGCCAGTCCAGGGCTCAATATTATACCCGGCGTCCGCGATAGCGCGGTATTGGGCCAGGGTCTCGCCGCCGAGTGCAGTATAAGACTGAGCCACGTTGGGGTCGGACGGTGCGTGCTGCGCGGCTTCGTAAATATCGGCCAGCCGTTTGGCGAGGCTTTCGTTGACGGGAATCGTTTCGCCCGTTGGCGCGTATTCCACACCAGCGGACTTCGCGTATTTTGTTGCCAGTTCACGAATGCCTTCATCGGCGCTTACTTTGGCCGCAGTCGGCTGGGCCTGGAACTTTGCCACCATTGACTCGCGTGTGGCTGGTGTTCCGAGCGGGACCGGCGGGTTGTAATTCGGGTCGACCATCTTTCGAATGCCCGGAACTGCGGACCCATCATTGGTATTTTCCAGGTTTCGGCCGGTAGCGGCTTCGTATGCCTCGCGCGCGGCTTGCGCCCGCCCAATTAGTTCTAACCGCTGGTCTAAATCGCCAGACTTGGATGCTTCCCGCAGCACTTCTGTGGTGTGACGGAGTGCCTGGACGTCTTCCATCGACTTCGCCTGAGCGCCCAAATCCCACGCCCATCCCGTGAGTCCGGCTCCTAGCTTGCCTTTATAGTTCCGAACGGTATTCAGCCATTCTTCTGGCGGCATTTCAATAAGTCGACGGGCGGTTTCGGCGACTGGTTGGAATTGACGAACGGCATCAAAATCTAACGACTCTAGCTGCGGTCGGTCTATACCAAATCCTGGATGCGAAGTATGCTCACGGCTTAACTTCGCTAGTTTTTGTGCGTCTTCTGACGATATCTGGTTCAGCTCTTCGGCGCGCTGAAACGCCCGCTCACGATTTAAAAATTCACCCGTATTGGTAGTGAATCCATCTTCAAACCGCGATTCAGCTAGTGCTTCGTTTCTCGTAACGAGGTCTAACCCTAATGCATCCACTGCTTTGTCTCGGGCGTCTCCGTGCCAAGACCCTTCAAAAATTCTACCAGTTTGTTCATCACGAACTGCTGCCGCCTTCACCGCGCGCGGGTTCGCGCTGGGCTGGAAACCGGCGGTCAACGTCAGCGTGTTTCCGCGGAACTGCGGCAGCTCCGGCGCTAACTCAACCTCCTTGATATTTTCGAGATTCAGTTTTTGGATAGCCTCGATAAAGCTGGGCAGTTCCACGCCCGCTTGTTTGGCGGCGGACTCAATGGCGGCGCGCGCGGGGTTCACTTCGAGTATCGACCGTCCTTCGATGCCTAACTCGGCGGCTTGCTTTCCGGCGAATTGCGGCTTTGGCTCAACCGGCACGGACAACCGTTGCGGACCACGCGCCGTCGCGATGGAAATTTCCTGGCCGGCGATGTTGAGTGGTAGCTTTCCGCTGGTGATACGGGGGCTCTCCGGTAACTTGAAATTAAACAGCATGTTGACGACGTCGGCGTTCGGCTGCGCGAGTGCGCTCGCGCGCGCGGGAGTCGACGGAGGGGCGAAAAATCCACGTTCGGTAACCCCGGCCGGAACGACGAGGGGCTCACCAGCGCCGGTTTGACCGGCCATCTGGTTTCGGACGAAAGTCTGGGTATCGTCGAAAAGTTGCCGCCAGCCCGCTTCTGAAAAGGTTTTGTTGGCAGCATCGAGCTGATATGGAGTGAGATTTTCCCCACCAGGAATCTCGGACAACGCGCGCGCCAACTTGTGAGCATTCGCAGCGAAAACTTCTGGCGCCCAGCCCATTACTTGGTATCCCGACTTGGTCTTGATGACCCGCTCCGGGAAAAATGATTTTTCCCACAACGAACGGGCCGCTTGCGGCATGGTCCGAAACGCTTCAATAATTTCGCGACGCGCGGTTCGGTTCGAGGTCGTTGCCGCGGCGGGTTCGCCTGGGGCGGATAAATAGTTGATGCGCACGCCGGCCTGTTGGGCAATCGCTTCGGCAATCTGGCCGAGCAGCTCGCGCGGTGACCGGGTTCCGCCGGGGATTGGTTCTTCCGGCGCGGATTCCGCAAGGGTGCGTGCCTCGTCGGCCACTTGTTGCCGGCCTTCCGGGGTAACTGGTATTCGGCCTTTTGGCGCGGCTGGCGTGGCGGGCGGTGTGGCCGCACGTGGCTGCACTACGGGCTGTTGTTTGCCGCGGGCGAGTTCTGAAACCCGCTCCGTAACCGCAAACCGCGGCTCGATTTGGCCGATTTCCGTTCGTCGTCCAGCGAGCGGTTCACCGCCGAGAGCACTGACGAAGTTTCCAACAACGCGGGCGAGACGTTGCGGAATAGAAGTGCCAGGAGTAAGTCCAGCACCTTGCTGTTTAAACACTGCGTCGAAGTTCTCGGCCGCAAGCTCGCGCGCGATGTAGCGGTCCGCTTCTGCTTTAGCTTCGGCGGGGGATAATATTTCACGCCAAAATTGATTTGGGTTTGCATTGGGGTTTCGTGATTGGGCTTCATTGAAAACTCTAACTAATTCCGGGTCGGCCAAGTCGCGGACTTGCGCTTCAGTCGGCGCGGCGCCGGTTTCAGCTTCAAGCCGATTGTAAATATCGGAATAGATTTTTTCTTTTGCCGCGTCGAGTCCCCAGCCGGACTCATCGAGGATTACTTCTTCCCAGGCTCGGTTGCCCAGGTCGCCTACAAGTCGCTGCGCGTATCGGTTACCTTCGGCATCCCACCGGTTGCCATATTCTTGGCGGATTAGAGTATCGAGTTCGCGATTCGCCGATTCTCCGAGCACATCTTGGAACGCATGGAACGATTCGTGAGGCGTTGCTTCTACATTGCGCGCCACGATGACACGTCGAGGATTGCCGGCGCGGTCGGGTAAACTGGTGGTGAAAAAACCTTCTTGCTGCGAAAATTGTTTAGCGGTATTCGCATCGACTCCCGAATCGATTAGCACACGTTCGAGCGTAGGGCCGTCTGGCGCCAGGAATACATCGGTGTTGACGTTTGCCCCACTCGCGAATTGCCGGACTGCGTTGAGCCGCGCGCGCACACCTGGGGGAGCCGCCGAATACGCCGCTGAGTGCATGGCGTCGAGTGAGGGAAAATTTCCAGAAGACGTTACCGGTGTATCGATGCCGTATTCACGAGGCGCGATTAGCTGGCCACTCAGCACTCGGCCCGCAACCCGCTTCGCGGCACCGACTCCGCCGAGCACGGTCCCAATTCCGACGGCACCTTCCGTTTGCTGCGGTGTCTCCGACGATACAGCCGCCAGACCGAGGTCGGCCGCAGTGCCAGAGACAATTTCACCAACCGCGCCCGGTAGCGCACCGGCCACGTCTTTAATTCCTTGCGCCGTCGCCGACACAATGGGTTTTCCAGAAACTTGTCGTCCGACTTCCTGAATTGTTTGCCCGGCGCGCTGAACGCCCTTTCCCACAACTTGCGCCGTCCGGCCTGCGGCCGTCCCGCCGCCCATAATCGCGAGTGCGGAAATAGGTGCCCCCGAGACCGCTGCGCCAACGGCAGATGCAATCGGCGCCGACTTTCCGGCAACTTGCAGCGCTTGACCACCAAGTTCGGTAAGCTTGCCAGCCGCTTGAGTTGCTACGCCGGCCGCTTTTTCGGCACCGGCGGCAACTCGTTGTCCGACTTGAGCAGCCGCGGTTCGTGCGACAGTCGGCACGGCGCCGCTGGCCAGTTGAAAACCTTTGCCGAAAGCGTAGAACGAAAACGGGTCACCTGCCGCGAGCGCCGAAGTTTCTTCTGGCCGCACCGGTTTGCCAGCCGCAGCCAATTCAGAAATTACTTCCCCACCGACCGGCTGTAAAAATCCACCTTGTCCACGCGCGATATCCTCTTGAGTCTCACCGGACCCGACTGCTTTCCACAGGTCGGAAATTTTCTCTTGCGGAGTTTTTGCTTCAAGGGGTTTCGCAATCCCGACTGCGCGAGCGCCCTTTTGAATAGCGCGTTCTCCCATCTCCGCCAAACCAAATAATGCCTGCTCCGAGCCCGCGATATTTTCTGCAATCCGTCGTTGTGCTTGCTGCTCAAGTTCGCGCGCGATACCCTCTCGGCCGGTGATATCCGCGCCGATACCCATTGCGGTTTCGACTGCGGCCGCGCCGTAATTATACCCCTGTTTTAAAAATCCTTTTGCAACATCGACTGCCATCCCCACGGCTTTTTTTGGGCTCGGCAGGTCTGCTAATGAAAACCCACGCTGCTTGATAAGGTTGTGCGCATCGGCCACCTTCTGGACAATCGCAGGGTCTTTCCAAAGATTTTTTTGTTGTCGAAACGCCGAAACAATCTCAAAGTTTTCCGAATCGGCGGCCGCCAAATCGGCTATTTCTGGAGCCGACAAATCGCGCAGAGGATTTAGAGGCGCCGGACCAAATTGACGCTCGTAGGCGATTTTCTCTTCGGCCGTCGGCTCGATAGCCGGTAAATTTTCTAGCTCCGTCGCCATTGCCGTAACGCCGCCTCCCTGATTTTTTGTTTGGTTTCCTCCGAATGATGCTTCCCTTTCATCGGAGGGGGTTGTGTTTTCTTCCACTCCCGAATCTTTTCTTTGTGGGCATCGGACTTCGGTTTCCCGCGCGAGGCGAAACTTAATTTTTGTCGATGCTCTGGGGAAAATGAGCGCCCTCGCATTGAATTGGAAATACGATTTTTATGTTCTTCGGAAAGCACCTTACCAAAAGCATGATGCTTTTCTCCAGAGATGGCGAGCCGGATTTTGTTTTTCGTCTCTTCTGAACGCTTTAGCCCGAACGCAGGATGTGCCGCCCCGGACTTATTAAACCACGGGTGTAACTCGCCAGCCCACAGATGGTCTCCTCCTAAAGTTCCGTTTACGAGTCGGTAGCCCTCGGATTTGAAAAATTCTATGTAGGCGACTTCCCAACTGGGCCATTCGACGTATGGGACTTCGTCCAATATATCCAGGTTGGGCCTTTTATTTTCTCGAAGAAGTTTTCGTAGCCAATTATTTTTTTTAGTCGGCGTTCGGTGGCAGTGCCACAAATGAGAGGTAAGGCGTTCTTCGGGACAATCCGATTTTCCCACGTATCTCACTTCGCCTGAATCGGGGTCTTTCAGAGCGTAAATGAAAGTGGTTTTCATTGAACTAGTCTGTAAACGCCGTTCGCATCGCGGACGATACGTCGGCCGGTGCTGGGCAAGCTCAGCACGCCGCCAGATGCACCAGGAGCGGCAGCAGCAGGCTGTTGTGCCGGTGTAATTGCCAAATCTTGAAAGCCCGAAACGTCGTAGCCAGCACGTTGCCAGCTATCGATTTTGTTGGCCAACGACCCACGGGTCTCGTTGAATAAATCTTGAATTTTTTGATTGCCGACGGCCGGGCTATCGCGCAGAGATGGAATCACGCCTTCGTATCGCGCGACGTCTTTATCACTCAGCACGCCGGTTTCGTTATAAGTTCCTTTCGCAATCGGTGCCAGAATCGCCGTTGCGTCGCGTTGGAAAGCCGCCACTTTAGTGTTCCACTCTTTCGACTTCGCCCAGGTCGCGAGACGCCCCTGTAGAAAACCGACGAGGTTCGGCTCGGATTGCACCAAGTCTTGATACCGGTCTTGCAACCGTTTGGCAATCGTGCCAGCTTGGCGGCTCATTGCAATATCCTTGACTCCTTCCGCGGGAACGAATTTATCCGGTGCATCCTTGGCTTTAGCCGGCCCGAGAAAAGTAGTGGCGCCGGGCAAAACTTCCGGAGTCGTTGTAGTAGTAGTTGACACTCGGGGCTCAACAACGGGTATCGTCGTTAGCACGGCTGCTTGTTCCGGGGCAATTCCAAATTGTTCAACTGCTTGCGCACGTTGCGCGGGAGTGATTTCAACCGCGGGTTGTGCAGCAGTCGCGGTAGCAGTAGTTCCAGGTGCAACCTGCGCAAATCCACTGACCGCTTGCGTCGCCAACGACTGTTCGAGTTGCGGCGTAATCAGTTCGCCGCCTTTGTTGAATTTGAAAAGTTGTGTTCCGTCCGGGGATTTTTCCCAATGCGCCGGCGTGAGGCGTTCTTTGGCTCGCTCACGAGTTTGCTTCCATTCGAAAAGTTGCAGCCCGAGCTGCGCACGTTTGCCGTAGTCCGGTTGCCCTTCCGCGGTTACAGGTGCCGCGACACCCGCTTCCGGTGCCAACGTTTTAAAATATTCGACTCCGGGACCGTATTTTTGAACGGCGGCTTGTTCTTCGAGTTGCGTTGCGGCGAGTTGCCCGGCCGGCGCAGCGAGAGGAGTTTGAGCGGCGGCGGTAGCAGACTGTAGCCCAGCTTGGGCAGCGGCGGCGTCGCGTTGCGCGGCACGCGCGGCGATGGCGGCTGGCGAAGTCTGTTCGCTCAACATCTGGATTTCCGCTTTTTCTTTTAGCTTACTTGATTCACTCGAACGTTTAATAATGTCGTCTGCGGTGATGTATCCAGAACGAAACGCCTCCGATAACTGCGACACTGCGCGAGGTTCCACTACCGCGCGACCGATTAAATCCGATGGGTTAATCGAACCGAGTCTATCTGTTGCGTCGCCGAGTGCCATTATTGGATTGCCTTTCGAAATTGCTGCGCAGCGGGGACATTCGCTGGCGCACCTTCATATGGTTTCGGAGTTGAAAATGGAAACATTGAACCCCAATCCGGTGTCTGACCCGACTCTAGTTCAATTCCCACGTCCTTAAAATAGTCGAGCTTTTTCTTTAGCGCAACGGCTGTTTTTGTTAACCGGTCGACGGTTGCCTCGTCTTGTTCATTTTCTGGTAACGCAAGAAGCCCCTTCAGTTCTCCATGCGCGGCTTGCAATTTTGTCAATGTTTTGTTGGCGTGTAATTGCAAATTAGCCAGTTGCGCTTCTTTAATCGACACATCGGGAATTTCTTTAGCGGCCGCGGCGGCGGCGCTGTCTCCAGTAAGCTTTTCTAACGGAGATTTAATTAATGAGGGTTTCGTCCCCGTAGCGCTTCGGGCCATTAGCTCTGCCGATTCACGCGCTTCTTTTTGACGCTGTGCTTTTGCGTCTTCGATTTGCTTTTTTCTCAACTTATCGAGCGCACCGACGGTTTCACCATAACTATTGTCAGCCATATTAGTAAAGTCCTGGCGACAGCCAGCCGGAGTTTATGGGGGAAAAGGCGGGCGCGCTGAACTGCTGAGCGCGCAAGGCATAAGTATTGTCCTGGAGTGCCGTGAGAGGGTCGCGATAGCTCAATGCCGTTGGCAACCCGGAAAGTGACCACGGCATAATAGCAGATTCACGTGCGCGCGAGGCTTGGATTTGTCCGGGAAGTTCGTTCCGAGCTTGAACGGCAGCATTTTGCATTTCGATTCGCTGAGTATTCGCCTGCGCTTGCTTTGCCAGTGCTTCGGCTAATGCCGGCGGCATGCTAGGGCTCGCTTGCGGAGAAAAAATCCGAGAAAGGATGTCGGCGTATGGCAGCATCTGACCGTTGAGGAAACCCGCGGGGTCGTCGAGAAAAGCCGGGCGACTCGAAGAACCGGTAGGAGCCGGGACAGACGAGCCGACTGGCGTCATCGTTTGGTTGCGAATTTGTCCACGCGCGGCCGCAGAGTTTTGAACGGAACCCCGAGTGACGGGAACGATTGTAGCTGCTGTCCAGGCCATAAAATTATGCAAATGCCAGGGCGCTGCTCACACTCGACGAAGACGGCGCCATCATTGAACTCCACACATCTCGTGTGCTTGGTAGCGCGCGAGTTCCGTAGCCAATTGCCGATTGGAGACCCGTCTGCCACGCGTTCGCTTGATTATAGGCCCCCGTCGCGCCGGCGTCCGCCGCCTGTTGTGCGAGTTGATTCGTCGCGCCGACTCGTGCAAGCCAAAGTTTTGCAATGTCGCCACCTCCGAGCCCAGCTTGGGGCACCAGAGCGTTCGATTGAGCCAATGCGCCCTGGGCGCCTTGCAAAGTGTTGAGCTGAACCGCACTGAGGTTTGGAAAAAGAGTTCCGAGAATCGATTGCCGCCGAGCCTCCAGATTCGACGCGGCGTCCGTTAGGGCGGCGGCTCGCTCCTGACGCTGTGCTTGGAGTTGAATTCCGGCCGAGCCGATGATTTGCCGCAGCAACTGCCCGGAAGTTCCGCGATTGCCCGTCGCCGAGCCGACTACTTCGCCAGACCGTTCCAGTCCAGCCTGGACCAATTCGGCCTGCACGTCCGGCGGCAGCGTTGCACCGAGTTGAAGTTCTTTGAGTGCGGCGTCAACGAGAGCGTTTTTCGCCTGTTCCATTCCGGGAGTCCCGGCGATGGCTTCGTCTGCGGCTACTTGGGCGACTTGTTCGGCTGCGCCTCCGCGTAGTCCGAGCACCCGTTGTAAAATTTCATCCTCGGCCGCGTATCGAGTCGACAACGCAGCCGGGTCAGTAACGCCCTGCAGTGCGAGCTGCGATTGCGCGCGGTTAATATCGGCACGCAACGCTTCGCGATTTACGCGACTGGGCTCAAGCTCCGAGTAAACAAAATCCCGCTGCCGCTCCAGCGCGGCAATCTGCATTTCCGTCGCGTCGCGAATCGCCGCCGCGTTCATCGCCGCACCCGCAACTGACCCTATCGCGCCAAAAATATCGGCCATTATTACACCTTCGTAAAAATCACTTCAGTCATTTGGTATCCGAGTTTACGGTATACCTTCAAAAGTTTCTCCGGGCTCACGGCGGCATTCCACGCCGCTGCCGGCTTCGCCCCAAACTCTCGGGCGGCGTTTTCAAAAGCCGACAACACCTTAATCGGTGCTCCCGCGCTGCGCGCGCGGGGAGTGCTCAGCCAAAACATTAGCAGTGCCCGGGGATTCCCACTGAACAAATCGTGTGTAAACAGTGCACCGGCCACAGCGTCCCCCGATACCCAGGTTCGCGCAAAGCCCAGGTTCGTCCATTTCGTCCATTCGGGTAAAAAATGGTCCCAATTGAATTCCATTCCACCGTCACGAATCTCTGTAACTGCATGAGTGAAAATGGGGTCCAACAGAATCGAAAGCTCTTTCGAATTCAGTTCTGTGGCCGGATATTTCACTCATTAAAACAGTGCCTATTCCTTGACCAGCAGCCACAGTGCAATCGTGCCAGGATACCGGATATTCGGGGGTGTATTATCGATTGCCATGGTGCTATCTTCACCGAAAACTTCGAAAGCGGCACGCTCGGCGATGTTGGTGCCGACGGTCAGGTCGGTCTCGGGAGTCGCGCCTGGGTCTTTGGTCGCCATGCTGACGAGCCGTCCGCGGAGTTCCTGGTTGCCAGCACCGAAGACCGCCCAACCGGGATTCGCCGTGAGGGCTTCCGTGAGGGTCTCGAACGCGACGAATTTCGTATCGCCCGGAACGCCGGAGATTGTCCGCCATGAATTACGTTCGAACCAGATAAGGGCAGTAATCGTGGTGTCATAGAACTGTTGGTATTCTTCTGGATTACTCGGCCGAGAGGCGGTTGGGCCACTCAACACAACGCCGACGTAGGGCACCCACGATGCGCCGTTGAACACATACCAGGATATCGGATTGCCAACCGACGGGTCGGCCTCGGAGCGGTCCTTGGTTGTCTTTAGCCATACCGGCGGGTCGGAAGTCGCGGGCGTGGAACTTCCGATGTGATACCACGTAGTCTCCGACTGCGAGATATCGAGCGGGACGTAGCGCTTCAGTTCTTCTGACCAAACAAACCACTGCGTCCCGAATCGAAGCCAAGGACCGACGTTCGACGTCGGTTCGTTATCACCGATGAAAATGAAGTTGGTGCCGGTCGGCGAAACGATTTTGAACCGCCGCACGATTTCTTTTCGCAGTTCGTCGGGTGTTCCGGAAAACGTCGGCGGAATCGGCGCCGAAACTATGATTAAATTAGTGTCTTGAAGTGCCATAAATTTTACGGATAAGTTCTTCCAGCCCCGCCATTCCACCAGTCGCCGGCTTCTACATCGTTCAATGCGGTATCAAAAATTCCGAGTTCATCGACCCGAACATTCATTTGATTACCCGGTGACGAACCCGTCCCGAGCCCCACAAGCCCGCCGTTAGGTATGCCGGCTAGAAAACGCGTTCCCGCGCTTTCACTGACAGCGCCATTGTCAATCTGGAATCTAACTTTTCCCGTTGTAGCGTTATACTGGACCCGGAAAAAGTAAAAAGTCCCAATTACGGGCACAAACGGCACCGTAATAGTCGCGGTGTCGAACGAGACGATTAGATTTAGCGGGTCCGCAACCGTATCGTAAACCACGCTCAAACTCGCTGCGTCGCTGTCGGTAATCAAAACATACCCCACACTAAACCTATTTGTGAATCCGCCGAAAACGAAGGTCGTAATTGTGTCGAATCTAACCCAAAACAAAATTTCCGCCCCGCTTGTGGTTGGGGCCAACGCGGGAATTAGTGTCGTTCCGTAATCGACGAGTTGATTATTATTTGAGTCGAATCGAAATGCGTCAACTATTTTCCCAACAACCCCCGGAGTTCCGGGAGTGCTACCGTTATCGGTCAGCGCATACGCTCCGACTTCATCGAGTGGTGTAACAGCCCCCCCGTCAAATTTCCAATACGCAATCGGGTCGGTCATGCCGATGGACGTTACTTGAAGCTCAGAGGGGTCAGACACATCTTCGCATCCCGCGCTTCCAACGTGAAGGGTATAAAAACCAGAATCGGAAAGGGCTAGTGGCGCAATCGTAAGATTTTCCCGTGTCGTCGCAGTGGTATCCTGGTAAAACACGTTGTCTTTATACCAATGATAAAACTGCGCAAGACCCTCGTTCCCGATAACGGTAGTTATATCCGCAGAATCAGACGCGGGCTTCGATTGAAATGCCGGAGAGGCACCTGAAATGATGAATGGGCAACCGCCGATGTTGCAAATAGGTTCGCTGAGTTCCGTTTCCCCGTTCAAGGTAATCGCCGAAACACGATAGCACCCCGGACCTTCCGGTTCCAAATTGATTGTGGGGTCTTCGATACACTCGGCGACGACCACATATTCCCCGAACGGATTGTTGGAGTCGACGGCTTTATACACCGTATAGCACAGTGCTCCGGGATACGCATTCCAGGAAAGCTGAAACCGGCCGCTCCCACCAATCACAAACCCCGACGGCGCAAGCAGCCGGCCCAGGGCATCGAGCACAATTACTGGCCCGCCCGAAGACGAGAAGTCGAAATCACAAACCGGCGGCGAGATGTATTCCAGCCTCGGCCGGCGCAGATATAGCACTTCCAGGACGGAATTCATTTTGTATTACACGCTTCGTCCGCTACGCCGAGTCCCAGGCTCAATGTCGGGGGCACCGTTTGTTGTAGTTCCACCTCGGCTTGCCGAACCGCAATCCGCAACGCAACGCGGTCGGCCGCGGCCTGTGACACGATGCTCTCCGAGTGACCCACTCCCGTTGCCGTAAAACCGTCTTGCATAACCGTGGCGGTTTGGTTCGACGTAAAATTCCGCAAGGGGTCGGCCATAAAATGCGCGTAAACGTCGTCTAGGTCCGACGACTTAACCCCGGCGCCGTCGAACCGAATTACGTTGAATTTTTCCTCATCGAGGCATGCATCTGGGTCGCCGGAATTCTGTTCGGGCTCTTCGAGTCCGTAGACCCGAATCCACCGAATCGTTGCCGGCCCATGGCCCACAATAAGAAGCTGAAAACTTTCATCAATGCCCTCGGTCCGTGGAGACTCCGGCGGGCACGAACCGGTTTCCGATTCAACTGATTGTTGATTGGCGTCCTCGGTCCGCTCTTCCCGAGACTGCGGCTTAAACCCGAACAGAATCGTCGTGGCAATGATAGTGCTGTCTGGGCGCAAACTGCCGCGCTCAACTGAAATCCGTTTCGCCAGGATGGGCTTATACGCGCCTCGGATTCCGCCCGCATAAAACACCGCCAAGTCCAAATCCTCCTCTATTCCGCACAGCGCGATATCGGCAAAGCACATTCTGAACTTGGCAGCCGGGACTTTTTTCGCAACCTGCGAAGTCTGCCCAAAATAGCCACGCGACTCTTTCGCCCACATAATCGGGCACTTGTTATCGAGCCGCTCCGGAAGAAAAGCTTCCCACAGCCTATTCTGGCAATCCTCGTCGGCCGACACGTGATAAATTCGTTCCGCGCCGGCAATTTGTCCGTAGACCCATTCAACGGGTCGCGTGCCAAGCCAGTAGCCCATCCAGCTCGGCCCGGAGCTATCCTGCAAAGTTTCAAGACTGGAATTATTCAATACCCAGGTGTGCTTGTTGAACAAGTCATCGGCTGGAACCGACATAAGCAGATATTGACCAAACGCGGCACCCGCAACCAAGCTGAGGTCTTCGGATAGCCGGGTTTTGGAAAACATCATCTCATTATCGCGAGTCGGAAGTCGTGCGGTAATCTTACTTTGTGCCGCAGCATCAAAAAACATAATACCGGACGAACTGAACCACACCAATTGCCCAAACTGGGACACCACGGAACGGTTCGATGTGCAGCCGACTTGAAATACCTCACGTTGAAAATCATCCGTGACAGGCCAGTGGGCTCGCTCTCGAATGTTCGCCTGCAAGATACTCGCGTCCGCTTCTGTAAACACTAACAACTGCGGGAACTCCAAGCTCGGAGTTTTGGCGAGGGCCGTCACGTCGCTGCTGAAATAGAAAGCATTCTGACCGCCGAGATAAACTTCTTCACGAAACGAAAAAGGATTCGAGATATCGCTGGCGAACACTTTGTCATCTTGGGCAACCCAGAGCCTGTCTCCGACCCAAACCATCGGCCCACCCGATGGTGTTTCAAATGGATTACTCCGCACGTGGCCACTCTGGCTTCCGTCATACCACGCGGGCGCGGAGAGCCCTCCGTCCTGGATGAAGAGCACATTCTTTGGCGGGAACACTTCGATTGCCGACGTGAAGTCGGTCGTGAGTCGACGCGCGGACTGCGTCGTCAGTGCCCAAAAAATCTGCTTGGCGTGGGGAGACATCTGCACGTTGGTGAGGAATCGAAAATTTGTAAACGGATAATCGGCGACGTAAATCACGCCCGCAATTGCGACCACCATTTGCTCCATCCCTACCTTGGGCCGGAAAAGTGTGGCGCCTTGTAGCTTTCCTTCAGGAAATTTTATGATACAGCGATACCCGGGCCGGCAAGAAACAATTCCGCCCGTGTTTTGGATGTTGATACCCATGTGATAGTATCCCATGGGAATCTGTCCTGGGTCCGAGTCCGATTTTGCGCCTCGGAACCACGTTCCGTCGTAATCAATGCTGTGTGTGTTTGCCGTTGCCATAGCTACACAATTCCCCAATCCGATTTATCGAGCAAACTACTCGAACGGTCGACCACTTGCAACGGTGCGAGGGTAGTCGTGGGTTCCGCCTTATCTTGGGCCTCGATTTCCATTCTCGCCGCGTTGGCTTCGAACGCCTGGGCTTCCGCCAACTTAAATTCTGAATAGTGCTTCGTCGCGCTAACCGCCATCAGCAATGCCATTCTGCTCTTCAGCGGAACATGGTCCCACCGAGAGTGAAAAATTGGCGTAGTCTTCCGATACGCGACCCGAACCCAGGGGGTGCACCGATTGATTTTAATGCGCCGATATTGGGGCAGCGTTTCATCAGGTTCGTAGACCCCCAGAGTAACGCCCGTTGAACCAGAGTCATCAATCGTCGATAGCCGAATCGAGCCGACCGTGCGTTGCTTAAACATTCCTGTAATGCGCGCAACTAGCGGCGCGCCCTGGTCGCTGACCGCCATCCCGTAAATCGTCGGAACCCGATACCCATCTCGCCATTCGCCCGCGACCTGATGGCGGAGCACGTTACCATTGCTGTCGTATCCAAACACCGTAAGTTCGGCGCCGTTGTCTTCCTCGGTCTGTAGATACGCCACGAGTTTCGCCGGAGTAACTAAATCTCTAAACGTAGAATGCCACTGACCCTGGTCCTGCCACGAAAAGTCGCAAGAGCATCCACAGTCACCCGGACCGTTGAGATGAAAATTGAAAAGTGTTCCGAATCCGAGCGCGGGCTGCCCGCAGATGTTGACTGCGATTACAGTTTCAACTTCGCGCGGAAGGGTAATACACTTTCCGCCGCCGGTCGTGCAAATATCAAGCCAGCCTTTCCAGCCTTCAAAGTCACCCTTGTTGACGATAAGCGACACGGCATCGCCGAGCCAACGAAAAAACTTGTGGTCGTCGCAGGCGCCAAGAATTTTCTTAGCGTCGTCTATAACATCAATCACTCTATACACAAACCCTCCGAACGTAATCCGCGGCTCGAATTAGGGAAGAAAAGTTTTCTCGAAAAAATCCAATCGCCGTATTACACTGTCGACATAGTAATCCCCGCACCTTGCCCGATTTATGGCAATGGTCCACACATAGTTGTTTTTCCTCTTGGCAAATCAAACATCGATTCCCCTGTTCCGCAGCTAATTGTTTGAAATTGTTCCACGTCAGTCCATACTTTTTTAAAATCGAATATCCCGGGTTCCGCTGCCGCCAGATTCTCGCCATTTGACTGTTATATTCGGTAGTCCGATTGTGATTTCTCCGGATTTGAATGGCTTGATACTTATCTGGATTATTTTTTGCCCAACGCCTAGTGGCCAAACGCTGTGCTATTGGATTTGCCGCACGCCAGCGGCGACTCGCTGCCCGAGCTTTTTCTTTCTGACTTTCTGTTAAATCCGAGTAAGCCATATTAATAGCCCGACTTACCTTTACCGCGCGCTTTCATCACGGTCTTCGCAATGTCGTCCAACGCATCGCCGACTTTCGTCTCGCGCGAGTCCTCCTTGTCTGGATAAAGCTCCACGATTTTGTGCACTTCGATTGTGCACTCGTATCGACTCTCTCCGTCGGCTCGCTCGTTCATTGAACTAGCGACTTTCTTAAACCGAATCGTCATCTCGCCCTCGTGAGGGAAATCAATTTTCTCCTCGCTGGTAACGTGGAATGATGGATAGGATACGCGGTCCCGGGCAATTTCCACCGGCCCCATGTCATCCCAATCCTGACCCAAATCGATGTTAACTTTTGGCATATACTTAAACAGTGCTGATTTTTTACGACAGTCGAGCGACCGCAATATCGCATAATTCAATTGCAAAAGAAGACCGGTCCCATGCGATATTTATCGCATTCAGGACACCGTCCACTTCATCCACCGCCAGGGAACCACCCGTCGTAAAGGTGTGAGTCGAAATCGCTGAAGGCGTGGCCTCTTCCATACGCGCCAAAAATTGCGACCTACTTACGTCTATGGCCGATGTTGGACCGGGCCAAAACGACGAAAACGAAAAATTGGGCGAACCTTTTTCGATATCCACGAACAGCAACATCCGGTCCGGAACGCTGTCGGCCGCGCGGCCGGGAATCCCCATAACGGAACCGGTTAAATTGGTCCCAATCGAAAGCGTAGAACCAACCTTTTTCGCCGCGCTGAGCGCAATTGACCCGTAATGCGACCCGGCCGCATATCCCCAAGTAAGCGTATCGGTAATCGCCCCCACCCAATGCGTTACGCTAGCGTCGCCCATGATATTGGTAGTGCCGCTACATAGCCCGACGGCAAACCTCGGGGTTCCGCTAGGAGCCGACCCCAAGTCACGCGCGTGAAAACGAATTCCCACGCGAATCTTGGTCCACAACGTTCCAATACTCAGCGTGCGAGCGAACGCCGAATTCTCCATCGCAATCGCCTTTTCGGTCGCCGCGCTAATTGTTCTCGCAATAATTACTGATGCCATAAAATTAAAAATTATGATTTACGTAGGCCGTGCCCCATCCCGTTCCGCCGTTTAATCCGTTCAACGCCGAAGTATCAGCATACGACTCCATATCGTCATAGTCTTTCAAACCAACATACACGAGGTGGTCTTGATAAGCTGCCGAAAAGCCAAATCCGCCATCCAGCCCCTGCAACGGGTCGGCGTCATTATAATCATCCATCTCGTCCAGCGCTTGGATTCCCAGGAACAAATTTCGGTCCGCATAGACAGACGTCCACTCGATAACAAAAAGATGATTGCCGTCTTCTCCTCCGTCAAGCCCATTTAATACCTCTCCATCGACGTATCCTTCAAAGTCGTCGTTAGGTATCGCAGCAAACTGCGCGGATGCGGCGCGCAAGAATGCGAGGTCGAGTAAAGACAGACTTCTCATTAGGGCTCCGAAGAATACGCGGCAACAATATCGGAATCATTCGCGCCAAAACAAGTCACAGACAAAATTGCAATTTTATTGGCGATGATAGACGCGGGAGCAACGGAACCGACAAACTTCCACCCCACAGGAAACGTAAACGTTCTAGTTGAGCTGTCGCCAATGATTCGAATCGTTAGCGCTTTTGGCGCCCCGCGGTTCGAAGTCGTGAACGTGACGTTGCCGGCCAGGGTCAGCGACCGATAATCATCTGCGTCGAAGTCTAGGTTAGTTGCGGCAGCATATGCCAGAGTCGAATGTGAAAAGCTTCCTTCGGGGCCGGCCGGGCCTTGTATCCCTTGTATCCCTTGTATCCCTTGTATCCCTTGTATCCCCTGTGGTCCGGTTGTGCCCGTGGCCCCGGTCGGTCCTGCGGCTCCCTGTGGACCGGTTGCGCCGTCCGGACCTGTTGCCCCCGTCGGACCTTCCGGGCCTTCCGGACCAACCATCGTAAAGCTCTCGTTTGGCACCCTACGGAGTCGGCGTGTCCCCGGCGATACTTCAATATGAGAAAGCAAGTGCGTATCAGGGGGCAGCGGGTCTTCCCATAGAGGAATCTCTGAAGTTTTCATATGTCGTCAATGCAAATCAATTCGCCGTTATCTTCCGTAATCGGCACCAAGTTTCCCTCGACTTCTTCATCTTCAAGAACGAAAAAACATTCGGCCGGTGAATCGGAATCCGGATTCCGAATCGTCAAAATGTATCTGGGAGCACCCGCCGTTTTAGTGCCACCCCGCGGAGGACAACACGAACTCGTGCCGTTATCACCCACCGACTTAGGAACGAATGTTCCCCGTCGACATTGGCTACTCGATGCGGACATACGTAATGCTCGTCGCGTTCGCCACTGCGGCAATCTTATTCGAAGTGGTCGCCTTTCCAAAAAGTGCGACGGTCTGATTCGGACCGGTGGTTTCCGCAATCGCATTGAGAATCACTTGCTTCTCTTCATCCTGGATTATGTTTGAAATACCTTTTTCGGAGCCCGGCACGTCCACCGATGTTGAACTGTTTCGCAGTTTAAACGTAACTTTATCAGTCGTTGCCACGGTTGCGAGTCCAATCACTCCAACCACTGCAGTCAGAAGATACCGACCTTCGTCCGGCAGCAACACTTCCGGAACCGAGGACGTAAAGTCCACCGCGGCATACGCAACTTGAGTATCGTAATTCGTGCCGGACGTAACAGAAAAGGCACCGTTCACTGCCGTGAACGACTCCCCGGGGCTACCAGTAGCGCCAGGAGTTCCTTGCGGGCCTTGCGGACCCGTCACGCTCGCGCCTGGGAATCCAGACGGAACGACTAATTTACCCGCGTTGATGATGGCGGGCGCGCCCGAGACCGCGCGCACGAGCGTAAGAAAAAGCACGCCGGACGAATCAGCTTCGTTAACCAGATACCACCCAGACGTCGCGATGAAAACATACAAATCGTCGAGAATAGCCGGATTCGCCGCCGTGATTACCTGAACGTTAGGACTGCCAGAACTCGGCTGCGCAAACGCCGCTAAAGTAACGGTATACGCGTTTCGTCCAGCCGTGCCGTCCGCTCCAGGCTGACCGGCCGGACCAGTTAACCCAATGATACCGTCTTCGAACAACCGGAGAAAATAGCACGCGAGGCCCTCGCCGCTCGCGCGCGGGTTGTTCGGTAGTCCGACGTCCAAACTGCAGGGCAGCGACCACGTAACTACGCCGTCGACTTCAGTCTTGACCACTGCGCCAAAAAACTGGTCGGTAAAATTCTGAATCTGAGACGGCAGCGACTCGCATGCCGCGGTGTTCGTTTCCGATACTGCATTACACGGATTGCAGCAACTGTTGTTGTGACTACCACACGACATATTACATTTTCTCCCGCAAAATTTTCACCTCGGCGCGGGCTGAGCCGTGACGGTGGCTGAACCAATACAACGCAACCGCGCCGATACCGACGCACAAAATTAACAACTCGTTTCCAACTACCACGCTGGGCAGTATCGTAAGCCCCAGCCCCGCAATCATCGCAACTGCTGATGTAGTCGCGCTACCCACAATCGCCTTGAGCGGTGGCCACACCAGCGACGCGGCGCCTAATACGAAAAGTCCAATTCCAACAAACATAACCGGACGAAGGGCAGAAAGCTTTGCGACTGCCTCGCCGATGGTATTTTTCTGGGCCGCGCCAATCTTCGTGGTCCACGTGATGCGCGTTCCGTCCGGCCGAATTTCCACATACTCGCCCGTGGTAGAATCTTTAGGATTGTCGGGTTGCCCAACCCCGCCAGAAAATCCTGCGGAATTGAACCCAGACCATCCGCCCCGGGTAGACCACGACTGGCAACCTTGCGTGAACGCCGCGACGGCGAAAAGTATTGCGACCAACACGGCTTTCATTCGTCGTATTTAGCCGATTTCCGGGCCGCGCGGACCTTGTAAACTATCAACACGAAAGTTGCCAGAGCAACCAAAATCTGACTCACCGTAAGCGCCGAGTTCAGATATGGCTCGATTACATTGAACCAGGATTTCGCGGCTTGAAGCAGCGTGTTAACGCTGAGCCAACCCAGAACTGCATTATCGCTCTTCATAAGAATCAAAAGGGCGAGCGGTTTCCCGCCCGCCCTATGTTCACCTTACCCCGATGAATTAAACCGGGCGCTTAGTTATCGCATTGGTCGCCGCAGACCGGGTCTGGGCAATCCACTACGTCGCAGCAAACACCCACGTTTGTGAAGCTGTCAGCTCCAGAGAACGATGCCGAATCCGTGTCCGCGCAGTCGACCAATCCCAGGTCAGCTTGGCAGCGCTTGTAGAGAATCGGGATGATGTGCTGAGGGCGCATCGGACAGTATGCACGGGTAATCTGATACTTGTGCCAGCCGAAATCGCCCCACTGATTGCACTTGTTGTCAATCTGATAGTGCCATTCCAGTTCGCCGGCATGGAGCTGCGGAGCAAACCGGAAGCTACCTTCGCCGACATACCGTTCCGGAACTTGGCGCTCGAAAGAGCCTTCCGCAATGAGCACGCCGACTTCATAGTCAGCCGTGAGCCACGCGGGATTCACTTTCGCATACGCGGTGTTTCGACACGCGTTCGAAATGATGGTAACCGGGTCGACGAGCGCAAGTGTGCCATCCGCATTGAAACCGGTAGCGCGCAGCGGACGCTGGTCAACTCCGAAGGCGAGACCGCGATACGCCGGGCTGGACTCGAAGGAATAGGCGGTCAGCGAGGTTTCCCCCAGCTTATAGCCACCTTCCGTGAGGCAACACATGACGTTCTGGACGCCGATTTCAGACCGAAAATACTCGACTTGGTCGGAGCCGCCGATGAATCGGAAATGCGGCATGCCCTTGTCGGAACCATACCACTCGCCGAACAGCACCTCTTTGAGATACCGCGCGATGTAGTGCAGCGCCTTGAAGGTCATAGGACCGGTAGGCAACAGCGGCGCAAACTTCACGCCCAGGTCGCACTCGGAACCGCCTGTAAACAGCGAATTGAAGTCGTAGCCGGCGTTAGCCGTGAACTTCGAAGCCGAGCGCAGATACAACTGGGCACGAATGTCCGCGTTGATATACTGCGTAATCAGCTTCTTGAGAGAGTCTTCTGCCATCGTGTAGCTACCCTTGAAAGCGGAATAGCCTTTCTTGACGCAGATGTTGGGACCGCGACCGCGAAAAGATTCGAGTCGACAGTTCAGTTCGATGGTGTCGGTCAAGTCCTGGTGACCCAGATTACCGCAAAGCTCGGTATCACACACGAACTGCGGAATCGCAAGCGAATCACCCGGCGCGGCCTGCATCTGAACCACACTTCGGTGGTTGTCCGATACGCCGGCGGGAAAAACACCGCCTCCGATGACGTTGATATAGGGGGAATTCGCGGCTAACGCGCGAGCGATGGACCCAACAATTCTGTTGCTGTCCTTTGAGGCGATATCAGATATTGTATCTGCGTCGCATTCGTTGAAATCAGGCACTGTAACCTTTTCTTTCAGAGACTTACATAAACCGGCGCTCTTTTTGAGTTTTCACTCTATTGCCGGGTTGAGAAAACAATCTCTCTCAACAGAGTTTTATGTCAATCGCTGAGGCCAACAGCGGATAGGCCGTTCCCTGAGAGCCAAGCAGGGCGTAGTAAGGCTCTACCAAATCAGTGCTCGGCCGCGAGATTTGCGTCAACCTCAAAATAAACTACAAAGCTTCATATTTTATCCAAATCAGCTTGCACCATCAACTTAACCAAATCATAAAACTTGGTTTTGGGTTCCCAACCCAACTGACGTTTTGCCTTCGACGCATCTCCAATCAACAAGTCCACTTCCGTCGGACGGTAAAGCCGTAGGTCTCCTTCCACGTATTTACGCCAGTCCAGATTCACACAACTAAACGCCACGTTCAAAAACTCCTCAACGGTATGGGTTTCACCCGTCGCAATCACGTAATCGTCAGGCCGGTCTTGCTGCAACATCATCCACATAGCTTCGACAAACTCCTTGGCGTAACCCCAGTCTCGCTTCGCCTTTAAGTTACCTAGATAGAGTTTATCTTGTTTACCCGACACAATCTGCGCTATCGCCCGGGTTATCTTACGCGTCACAAAAGTTTCTCCGCGCCGCGGACTCTCGTGATTGAAAAGAATTCCGTTACTCGCGTGCAGACCGTAGCTTTCGCGATAATTAACCGTCGCCCAATATGAAAAAACTTTGGCGCAGCCGTAGGGACTGCGTGGATAAAACGGAGTAGTCTCACACTGCGGAACCGCCTGGACCTTGCCGAACATCTCGGACGAGGAAGCTTGGTAGTAGCGGGGCCGAACTTCCGACTCCCGAATAGCTTCCAGCAACCGGATGGTTCCGAGCGCGTCGACGTCCGCGGTATATTCTGGGCAGTCGAAACTCACGCGGACGTGCGATTGTGCCCCCAGATTATAAACTTCATCCGGACCAATTTTCGTCATCAACCGCGCCAACGAAGAACCGTCGCTTAGGTCGCCGTAGTGAATATGGAGTCGGTCGAAAATATGGTCGATGCGACCAGTATTGAACGAACTCGACCGACGGATGATACCGTGGACTTCGTAGCCCTTTTCCAAAAGCAGCTCGGAAAGATAGCTGCCGTCCTGACCCGTCACGCCAGTAATCAGCGCTTTTTTCACTTCGTAATCCTCCTATCCCAACACTCGCGATACGTCCGTTCCAAACCTAGCCGAATCGGAGTCATCGGCTCCCAATCCAGCATCGCGCGAGTCTGTGTATTATCGCTACATTTGTGTTTACGTCCCGTCGAAGCCGTCAGGTCGTAATACCGATTTAAGTGAACGCACGCGATGTCCTCCAGGGTCGTTATCAAATCATTTATCGACACGCATTCCGAATTCGCCAAATTAAGCGGACCGGAAACCCCCTTCCAGGCCATTTTTAAAGTCCCTTCAACACAGTCGTCGATGTATAAAAAGCTCCGAGTTTGCGACCCGTCGCCCCAGATATTGATTTCATGCTGACCGGACAACTTCGCCTCGACCACCTTTCGACACAACGCCGCGATAGCGTGGTCCCGTTCTTCCTCTCGAACATCGCCCGGACCGTAAAGCCCATGATATCGTGCGATGCTGACAGGAACTCCATACTCTTCTTGAAACGCGAGGCACATCCGCTCGCTAAAAAGTTTCTCCCACCCATAGCCGTCAATTGGACTGGCTGGATACGCATCCGATTCTTTCAACATCTGGATTCCATCAGGATAAACACACGATGATGACGAAAAAAAGTATCGAGACACCCCGTGCTTTTTTGCAGCAAGCAACAGGTTGGTGTTAATCACCGAACTGAGCATACACGAGGCTTTGTGCTTTTCGATGTAGTCTATTCCGCCGACTTTAGCGGCGAAATTGAACACCCAATTGGCGCCTTCAAGCGCTCGCTCGCACGCTCGGGCATCCTGTAAGTCCACCTGAACATTCGATGCCCCCTCGGTAATGACGCTCCGCCGAGGCGATGATACTGCAGTAACGTCGTATCCCCTTTCCACCAAAAACTTCACTAGCGCGCGCCCCACGAATCCCCCCGCGCCACACACGACAATCCGGTCGGACGAGCCGTCTCTTTTTTCAAACGGCCGATTTAAATATCCATTCATAAATTTCTCAAATAAAATTTTCGGTCTTCCAGCAGCCGGTTTAACACCCGCTTGGATTTAACAGTATGGACGAAAACAGTGCCCGCGTAGCGAACCTTGCCGCTGAGCACCCCGAAGTGAAACTCATCGTTTTCCGTGGGAAAGCTGGTAGCACCGTTAACAAAGTCTCGGTGCGTAACCAGCGCAAATGACGCAGCCTGGAGCAGCCAGTGGTCGATGACCGGAGTGACTGGGTCCGGCGTAATAAACGCATCGACCGACAACAACCTCTTAATCGTCGCGCGCGAGAAAAACCATGGCGGGTGCAGCGCTATCCTGGGTAGCAGGTGCCCAGGCGCCCGCTCGTGCATAAGGTCCGGAATTTCGTTTGACCAGAGCACATCTGGCTCTTTGTAAAGATACGCCGGCAGTAAAGGGTCGAGACAGAGCGAATCCGCGTCGGCCGCAAAGAAGTATTGTTCAGGAAATTCCAGCATCATCTGCATGTGAATTTTCTGTCGCGCGATTCCATCTACTCCCACGTAACACTTCTTTCCGCCCGTTCGAAAGGTCACATCGGCACCCTCCGGGAGTTCCAATGACTCAATCGGCGCGTCAGCCGGAGAAAACACCGTAACCGGGCACCCGTGGTGCAAATAATACGGGAGCAGGGTTTGCACCTGATGCGCATCGCCAGCATACGCGAAAACTACGACCCGAGTATTGGGGTTGCCTTTCATCTTCGACGGCTGCCCACACTCACGATTTTCTGACCCGGTCGAATGCGACGGGACTGTTTCAAAAACGAAGCTCGGTCGCTGACCAACCAGTTAAGCACCCGTTTTTCTTTTATGGAGTGCACAAAAATTTTACCCTGTGTGCTCACGACACGGCGCATAACCGCGAGCCCCTCCGGGCTGTTCGTAGTGGGATAGCTAGCCCCATCTCGATAATCATTGTAAGGGCATCCCGAAGCAACCGCCCACGCCATCATTGCCCAGTCGATAAAGGGTGTCTGCATGTCAATCTTCACTCGACCCGCCACACTCAACAACCGCTCGATTACTCGCCGTGACATAAAATACGGGGGCTGAAGGGCATACCGCGGCCAGGAATAACTCGACGGACGGGCGTGCATCATATCAGACACTTTATTACTCCAGAGCACCTCCGGCTCCGCATATACATAGTCCGGAATCTGAGGAGATAGGCAAACCGAATCGGAATCATTCGCCAAGAACCATTCAAAAGGATATTTCAGCATCGCTTCCATTTGCAGGCACTGCCGGCATAACGACTCCGGTCCGGTATAAGCTCGCTTTCCCGCAAACTGGCAAATATGCGGACCGACCTTTTTAATCGGCGAATCCACCGGCGAAAAAATTACAACCGAGCACTGGTGATGCTCGTAAAGCGGGAGCGCATTTCGCACCTGGTGTTCATCGCCGGCATACCCATGGACTGTGACCAACGTAGACGGATTCATAAAAGATTTTTACGGCTCAGCTCCAAAAGTGATTCATCTTTTACCCCATGAATCCACGAAACCCCCGCCGCTGAAAACGCATTCCAATCTGACTGCGTAAACGTCGGGCATCGCCAAAGACTTTTCACGAACGGAAAATCCACCCACCCCCATTTTTTAAACGAGTCCGCGAGCGCCCAATCCCATCCCACTTTTCCGTCTTGAACCCCGACTGCGAGGAACTTCAAGAAGTTCATCTTGCCGGACAAAAGGCAGCAATCCCCATTGATATGGTCGCGCGCTAGGTTTGGGATAAGCGCCCCGGCAACAAAAATCTCCTTCGTTTTGTTTGCTGCGCCCCACGCGGCATTCATCTGCGATATCCAATCTTTACGGAGCGGAACGCTGTCGGCACCGAGAATCAAAACTGCCTTGTAGTGAGGAATTTTTTTACCCATTATTTTTCCATACACCCATTCGATTGCCCCAAAAAAGATAGACGTGCATCCAAGCGGCCAGCCGACTCCGCGGCGCGTGCTGGTATACGAATAGATGTTGAACTTACGCGAAACGTATTTTTCTGCTTCCACATCATGCTTACAATCAAACCGGGAAACGAAAAGGACATCGGCAGACTTACAGTGCTCGGGTTCCAAGTCGGCCAGCAACCTCGCAAGCTGCATCGCCTGGGCACGGTCCTGCTGCCAAAACAAAATCGTAATGAGAATCTTGTCGCTCATGCCTCGTATCTACGTAGATACTGCTTGTCGAGCCCACAACACCTACACTTTTTGACTTCCGAGTTATTCATCCACGAGGCCCGTAAGTGTGATGCCCAATATGCCCGCAAACCGCGCCAAAATCCACATACGGCTGATGCCCGGATTCTGAAGCACGTATAGAAAACTGCACATCCTCTCCACAACCCAAGCACGATTGGCGTTTCGCATCTCGAAGCGCGCCATCCAGCATCTCATAAGCCTTCAACGATTTTTCTCCCGTCATCGGACCTGTGGCCAAAAACTTATGAGTCCGATGAACGTGGTCGAGGAGATTGTGCTCCGAAGTTGAAAACCAGTGCCCGCCCATACCGTCCGGTCCGCGGCCAAGATGCGGATATTTTTTTTCAATATCTTCAAAGACCGTTCGGTGTATTAAAAGGCATCCTGTCGCCACCCAGCGAGTTGGTTTAATCGTATTGTGTGGAGCGTTGCGCGCATACTCAATTTCCGCTTTTCCTTCTCCATACATTGGCCAATTGTTAGTTTTGTTTCGACCAAAATAAAGTGCCCCGATTAAAGTTTTATTGTGTGACATGAGTCGGTCCAAAACATTAAAGCTACAGAACGGTTCTGGAACATCATATTCCATGTATGCGTTAAAAAATTTCGAATTACCAAACGGTAGCAACATATCGTCATCCACCGTCAACATAAATTCCAAATCCGATTTCAAAAACAAATCGGCGCACGTATTTCTGGAATGCGCCACGAAGGCATCCCCATAATTTAACATCATGGACGTTCTTCGCTTATCCGCCAATTGCGCCACACAAAAGGCCGTCACAGGGTGCACATTTTTCATCCACGGGCACACCAACATCACCCTCTTTTTAAAGATGGCGACAGACGAAGGGGGCGTCACTGCGCCCCCCACAATTCCAATTTCTGGTTCCATTAAGCAGCCGCAGCTTTCGCGCGCTCTTCTATCACCTGCTTGCGGATGTTATCCAAAGCATCGCCAGCCGGTGTGGTATAATCTTCCTTCTTTTTCGCCGGCACAGTCGGCGCGGTCGACGCGCCAGATTCTGGCAAACGACTCCGCGAAGACGCTTTGAGCCGAGTCACCAACGCATTCGCTTCATCGAGCTGTTTCTTCACCGTTGCCAACTCGCTGGCCTGCGCCGCGTTCAGTTTTTGATGCTGAAAAAGCTGCGCCATACCAACCAACATAATGGCGCGCATCTCCGGAGAATCATCCGAAAGCGCCTCGTCAAGTTGTTTCTTCGTAGTCGCCACGAACTCATTATGCTCCTTGACCGACTTTGTGGTCGCCTCGTCGGCACCGGCGGGAAGTGATTTTTGCGACAACCACGCCAGCCCAGGTAGCAGCTTATCAAGCTGGGTCTTCGTGGCGTTGAAGTGCGTAGCATGAGACTGTTTAAACGACTGCTCCCGCTCCTGGAGGTATTGACCAATGTTTTCCTTGGTCGACTTCAATGCCTGCTCCTTGTTAAACTTTTGCTGTTCAATGTCGGCAATTTTTGTTTCGACAAGTCGCTGAATCGTCGGGTCTTTAATAGCCTCGAAAATCTTGGTCATGTTGACGTTTTCCGGACCGCCGTATTTCTTAATCTGAGCGATAGTTTCATCCGTGACGGCCGGCGACTTCTTGAGCTGGGCGTAAATAAACTCCTGCGAGGATGTAACCGCCTTGTCGTATTCCTTGAACTTAGGGTCCAGGTCCACATCGAGCTTCGCGCGAAACTGACGAAGTTCTTCGAGTTCTTTGGTAACTTCCGCGGGCACCGGGTTCTTCGTCTTTTCGGTTAGCTCCGCATTCGCCTTCTCCAGCTCGGCGGCGCGCTGCTCCAGTTTCGAAATCTCCTGGGCGGCGCGAATCTTGACCGACGAAAATGCCTCCGACGATTTTGGGCTGGCGCCGGCTGGCAGCGTAGGCGAATCCTTGAAAAGCTCGGCGGCACGTTTCTCGGCCGCTTCATCTTTAGCGGGCGCCGCGGGGACCACGGGCGCCGCAGGCGTAGCCGGCGCCTCTCCCGGCGGAGTTCCCTCTACGGGAGCGGCTGGAGCTTCACCCTTGGGCTCTACCTTTGGCTCGGGTTCGGCACCCTCTTCCACCGGTTTCTGGGCCTCTTTCAAAAGGTTATCGAGCGCCGAAGAGGTATCGGCGTTTTCCACCGCAGCCGTAGAGTGTCCGGCGGCGTCCTGGGCGGCGACTTTAGCAGCGATTTCAGCGTTGTGTTCGGCGTTATTGAATTTTGGTTTGTCGGGCATATGATTTTGGGTTAGGGTTGAATTTTCTGTCCATCGTTCCAGGCAGCATCATCTATCAGTGGAGGATAGTTAGACGCAGGGTCAGAAGGCGGCAATGGAGTGTGGGCCGAGAGAGAAAGTAAATTTCGCGCAGCGTCCTGAAAACCACGAACCTCGCCAGAGCGAATCAAAATCTCGTTAATATCGCCCTTGGCCAAAAGCCCGGGCGTAGATTCTAACAGCTTGGGCAGAACCCGCTGACCAGTTTGCGTGCTCAGGAACGATGCCCAATTAGCGATGTCGTCAGAACTCCAGGGCAGTGATTCGGTGGTAATTTCCATAGGTGAACATGGGATGATTTTTAGGGGGTTGGTTCGGCGGGCTGCTGTTGAAGCTGCATAGCCTGCTCGTCAAGCTGTTTCAGCTCAGCGAGCACCTTGCCGGTATTTTTGACGAGGTCCGCGACTTGCTGAAGTTGTTCTTTCGGGGCACCCTGCTCCAAAGCCCGTTGGTAGTGCTCAGTTATGTGCGCGAGGATGGCCTCCAGCGAAGCAGTCTCCGCCGCCCCTTGCATTATCGCCGAGGCGGTTTGCTCTGCAATCGGCATAATAACGCTCAAATGCACCTGATGGTTATCACGCGGACTGACCGGCACTGGCTGACCAGAACCAAGCACAATCAACTCCAGTTGCTGCAAACGTTGCTGTTCCACTTCAACCGTGGGGTCATTATCCGGAATAAGAACACGCTTGACGAAATCCGCACCTACGCGAGCAGTTAAGTCTTCAACTTCCATCTGCCGCTGATTGTATAATGGGTTTCCACGCTTCTCAGCCACAACAGCCGCAATCATTTGTCGCTCTAGTGGGGTCAAATCCCGAATTGTGCCGGCGACGGGCTGTTCGGAGATTTCCTTAATCTCCGCATCAGTCATAAATTCCTTCAATTTCTTGCGAAATTCCTTAGCATCTTTATCATCAATCGCCGCGTCACACAAACGCCGCTGCATGGTGCCGACCATATCAGTGAACTGCTCCAAAAATCGAGAAATTTTAGCATCCTTGCCCTCCTCTTCACGCTGCGCAACCAGATTCCAGGCAGTAGACGAGCGCATTGCCTCACCTTCAAGCTTCGGCGGCGACACGTTGCCAATAAGTTGGTCGACCAGCATCGAAAAATACGCATCGAGCTTCAAAAACGGTTCGATATTGCCATCAATTTTCTGCTCCAGCACAGTCCAACCCGTCGGAACAATAGCCGTTGCGCCGACAATCGACATTTTGAAGGTATGGATGCGCTTTATATCGCCCTGAATCAACGTTTTTCCCGAAAGAATAGACCGGTCAACGATTTCGTTCCTCGTCCGGTCTAGCATGCCCGCCAATTCGTAAATATCGCGACCCACTCCCTTGCTTCCGTGCATTTTTCCGTTGCCTTTTTGATACGCGAAAAACGCGAGGCACGATTCCATCGACTCGAACCGGTCTTCTTTAGCAAAAATCTCGTCCCGGCCGTCGCCGGCCAGCCGATAGTGCGAAACCTTGCCGTCGACTTCACGCGCAAGCAACGAATATACTGCAATCACGCTGGCACCGGACATATACGATGACCCGAGAGTCAAATCACGAATCGCGTTCTGATACCACGTCTCCAAATTGCTGGAGCTGCTAAGCTGGTCGCGAAGTTGCGCCGGCGACGCCTTATTTATAGCCTCGATAGTTTTTTCGAGCTTCCAACCCACGTCTTTCGCTGCTTCCCGGTCCTTGATGTAAGCAAAAAGTTCGTGTGGAAGATACGTCTCCTTAATCACGACCACTTGACTGGAATAAACCGATTGCGAAGTTCCGTCCGGAAGAAAACTTTCATCCTGGTGGAATGCTTTGGGAAACCAAGACAACTCGTCCAGCCACGCGACCACAGAGTGACCAAACAGCGCGTTGTCGAAGGCAATATCTTCGATGAGCGGGCGCCAGCCCTTGCGCGCGCGAATGGTGTCCGTAACCAACTTCCGAAATTTCTCCGTTTTCTGAGTCGAGTTCTCCCATTTATCCGAAAGCGAGGAGTTCGTAAGATACTTCAACCCGTTAATCGCCTCAGTGAATCGCGGCGCGACCTTCTCTATCATCGAAGGCAGCGGCTTGGTAGTAAAATTCTGTCGCCACCCAAGTCCCTCAGCTTCGAGTTTGTAGGAATCGTATGGCCGCTCCGCGTTATACTTAGCCAAAATCCGCCCGTTGACGATTTGCCGATTGCGATTCGCCCCAATAAGAGTGTCGACGATTTCCTTCGCCATCGCAGTATCTTTGACACTGTGCTGCGTCGGCTTGCCTTCCGAATTGATTTTTGGGCTTTGAATCAGCCCATCGTGGGGAACAGTTGAATCAGAATCAAATGGCATACTACCTTAAACAGTGCTCTTTCGAACCCAGACCCGTGACCAGAATCGCTTAGGACACTGTTCGGTGTTAATCCGGGTTTTCGCCTCAAGCAAGCAGGAACAAATCCCACACTGCTCGCCGTCTCGAAAAGGGCACGGGTCGCAAATCGCCTGCCGATGCTCCACGATTTCTTCCTCAGCCAGCACCTGATACCCGGCCAGCCGCGCGTAGCCAGCGATGATAGCCGCAATTGCCAATCGAAAAGGGTTCGGGAATTTCATTTCCGCTTCCTCCAGCAATGGTCCGGAACGTTGTCGAGCTGCGGCTCGTCGAGCCACGTGGCCGTCGGAAGGTCGGTGCCCAGTATTGCGCACGCGTGTATCCGGCCATCCTGGCCGCGGTCGCCAAGCACCTCGCGCCGCATCTCTCGGACAATCTTTTTACAAGACGAGCACCCGCCTGGAAGCTCCGTATTTTGGGGGCACGTCGCGCAAATATTCGCGCGCGCGGTCATGACACCGCCGTCAGTGAAAAGTATGTGGCCGACCTTTTTCTTTTTGCGCAGCTCGGCGAACCAAGCCAGCACAATCCCTTTTAAACTCGCACGTTTTGTTTGCATCCGGGTCACCGGGTCGTCGTTATAACATACAGAAGAATCTCGCGCGCAAGCCTGAGCAGTAATCTCTCCCTCCGGGTCGCCTTTCGGTTTGCCATTAAGCACACGATAGCGAATGACTTTTTTAATAAGAGCAGCCCACGACGTAGCCTGATGCGGGCTGCCATCAGTCTCTTTGAAAAAATATCCATTTTTCGGCGCGATATTTAGCCGTAGCCTAAGCATAGTTTGAACCGCGGTCGTCCAAAAAATCTGCCCGATTAGTGGCATCAATTCTGACACCGTTGGGATACTGCCAACTCGAATCGTCATCCGATTCATCCCCACGGGCTGAGTCAGAATCAGAAGGCACCATCGACGGAATAAATCCGGAACCTTTACGCACCGCATGGACCAACAGCGTAAGCGAATCTGCCTCGTTCGGAGACGCTTGACTGGTCCGCGTCATGTAATCCCGTTTTGGCTCGACTTTTGTTTGCTTCCCGGCCAGCTTGGACTGCCGCTGGGTAAGCTGCGGCGCGAGTAGACTCATGTCTATTGAGGGACTCAGCAAAAGATATCCAAACTCCGCAAAATTTCGGAACGCAAACCACAACTCCGCGCACATACGGTCATAGGCTTCTGCGCAAGTTTGAGTATCCTCCTGCATCAATTTTTCTTCCGACGGACCTGAGGAATAGTTCACCCCATGAATTGACGAGGACCATTCGTGCTTAATCAAGTCTGCAACTCCCCGCGTATGCCCAGTCTGGTCCACACACAAAAATTGGGGACGAATCATGGCGCGTTTCGCGAACGTAATAACGTGGTCCTTCATCGCCACCGTGTCGCCTTTTGGAAGCGTGAACTGCTGCTCAACCTGAAGTCCCCACCGCGGCGTTACGCGCTGGAACTTATCCTTGAACATCACCGTTCGGCCATTCGGATGTTCTATCGACGGAGGAAGCTTCATGCCCGTCGCGCGCCCCCATTTACCAAGCGTGAACGGCGCCGCGTCGCCGCCGTCGAGCGCAAGGTCGCATGCCCCCACTGCAACGGGCGTATCGTGCCAAATAAACTCACCCCGAATTTTGTGAAGCATGCCAGGGGGAATAATCGAAAGCGAAATCCCAGAAGGCGGATATGCGCCACGCCCCATTGAATAATATCCCGCCGTCTCGCGCCCACCCGCATTGCGCGCGATGCGTTCCAAACCCGCTTTATGCTGCAGGTTGGGATAGATTATCTTGCCCTGGACTACGTTCTCCGAGCGCTCGCCGTCGAGCCGAAGCACCTCCCACCCGCGCTTTGACTTCCACCGAAAATGTTTTTCAATATCGAAACCCTCCCAACCCGTAATCGGCTCCGCGCGCTTGCCCACTTCGTTATGCGGGTCGGTTGGATTGAATGCACCAAAAATTTTGAACCCGCCGACTTCACCCTCTTCTTCCACGTTCGACAGCACGTTGTCGATATCCTTCCACAATCCCCCCGGGACGTTTTCAATTTCGTCAACGAAAATAAACATCCTCGACAGCGGACCAAAAATCGGGTGCGGCGATACCCGCGGCTTGCGCTTACCGCCCTGGAGTCGACCGGCCTTTTTGTTGTTGCCCTTTGGAATCACGATACCCTTAATCGAGCCGAGCTGGTCTCGCCGACTCATGCCGATGAACAGCTCCCCAACTTCTCCTGGCATCGGCAGCTTCGCGGTTCGATGCAGACTGACCAAATGAGAAAAAAGATTCCGCTCCAAATGGTCTTCATCGGGGCCAATGACTTGAATCGTCGTCCACATCGGGTCTCGAATCCATTCCTGAAACAACCGAACTCCGAGCGAATAGCTTTTGCTGCACGAGGCACCGCCCATGACGAGGCCGGTATTGGTTTCCTCGAAAAGCTTCCACAAATCCTTTGTAAATCGCGGCTCACATGAAAACTGGGTCGGAGTCCAAAGAAGTCCAGCGGCTTCCTCGGCCCCGTTACTGTTCAGCAAATAGTGAAGGTAGTGTTGCAGCACTTCGACTGCCGGACCTTCTTTTTCAATCCGAAGTCCCAGGTTGCAATATTCCGAGACGGAGCGGCCGGCGGAAATGAAATCGCCCACGTGCACGAGCGCAGACACGTCGGACGCAAGCCGTTTTTCCTGGGGGTCCGTCAACATTCGAACCGGTCCGTCGTATCGAAGTTTGCTAAGAAAAAATTGTCCCAGTCCTTGGTCCACGCTGTCTTGAGTATCTGCTCCACGCCTCGCCGAGTCGCCCACAAAATACCGGGATGATAAAACACAATTCGACTCCGCCGACGCACCGGCGCAAACCCAGAATTAAGAACCGACTTGGGAACCAGCCACCCGCCGCCGGCGGCATGCAGCGCGAGCCAGGGCAGGGCGAAATCGTGTTTCGCGGGAAGCTTGGCGGTTATCTCCTCGAATAGCGAGCTGGACCGCGCCTTGCGCGAGGTCAATATCTTTGGTCGCCATCCATGATTCGACCAACTTCGTTCCCAGGCCCGAAAGGATTCGGCCTGTCCCGGCGGGGCGTCCGGACTGGCGTCGTAATATGAATAGACTATCACTACTTAAACAGTGCCCCATAAACAAAAATGCCCACCAAAAAGGTGGGCATACCGGCCTAAATTGTTTAAACACTACGGACCCCGTTTCTCACCGTCCTTGGGATGACCGTTCCGAAAATCCGGATGACGCCCGTTTGTGATGCGCGCCAGCCGAAGTTGACGCTGCTCCGCTTCCAACGCGAGCCGGCGCTCGCACTCAACGCGGAGAGTCTCCCGGGCTTCCTCTACCGCGTCTGTAAACGCCGACGTTCGGCCCTTAAATTTCTCATACATGAATTGTGCACCGCGCATACTATTCCTCAATTTCTATCATTTTGGTTGGAGTTGTTGAATTAAGCAAATGCTTCACCGTGCCGACACTCCAGGGCTTCCCATGTCGGGTCCGGAACCCGGACTCGTTGAAATGCTTCGCAATCACAGCGTATTCCATCGGCTGATTGAACTGGTCCAGCACGGAACGAAAATTGTGAGCCAGATTGATTAGCTCGACTTCCCCCGGTCGAGTGCCGAACGGCTTCTTGCCTTCACATCGGCCGGTCGCCGCCTTCTTGCGGTCGCGCGCGGAGCGAAGTTTTGAGACCAGCATCGACTTTTCCCACTGCGATAACGCACCGAGGATTTGCCGAATCAGCACCCGGGTCGGGTCTCCCCCGTTGGTCGCCATGTCAATAAGGGCACCCTGGTCCGCCGCATAAACCTTAAGATTCCGCTTCCGGCACTCCGCCAGGAGAACTTCCGAAACCATCAAGTCACGCGCAAGCCGGTCCATCCGCTCAACCACAATCGCCGACACACGCGGTTTATTAGTCTCTTCAATCTGCGTTAGCATGCTCGCAAATTCCGGACGGTCTACCGCTTCGACTGTGCCAGAAACGGCCTGTTCAAAAAATTCCCCGAGCCCTAAATGGTCCGTTAGCAAGTTGTGGGCCTTGCAAAATTTTTGTATTGCCTCTCGCTGGCGGTCCGGGCCACCTCCGTCAACTTGCCCACGGCCCGAGACCCGGACATAGCTGACAACACGCTCCGGTGCCGGCGGGAGGAAAATAGACGCCGGTGTATTCATACGTAAGGTGGAAAAAGAAAAGGCGGGATTCGCTGCCGAGGATAGAACGGCGGACGAGTCAAAAATGATGGTATCGAATTCCCAATCAACGAACGCCACTGCCGCCTGCGAAGCATCCTCGACCAATCAGTCCAAGGAAGTCCATTAATTTTCATAATGTTACTATCGACAAATCGGACCAAGGCAAAAATGTCCGACGCGGGGCTCATCGCGTGAAGCGCGGGGGGCTGAACGTAGCCCGGTAGCACGGGCGTTCCGGATTAATCGGCTCGAACCGCGTGATGCTTTGCTTCACGCCGGCTTCGTTGGTGTTGTGAAAAACCACCATGCGAAGGTTCTTCTTGACGCTCTCGGAAATTACTTTCTTCATGTTGCCCTTACTATCGCCATTTGCCGGCAAAAGTCAAGTCCAAAAAGGCGAAATCCGCCTTTGCGGGCGGACTCCGTTTTATTCGAGGCTCGGTGAGGGGAAACCCTTACTTGCCCTTGAGTTTGTCGGATTGCTCGTTGGTCCAGGCATCGACGACGGCTTTCTTCTTCGGATTTGCCCGAAGGAAAAGATAGCTACCCACGATAGACACCGCGGCAGAAACTACCGCGACCACGAAGTGCGAACCATCCAACACTGCTAACAATTCAGTATTCATACACCTGAACAGTGCCTATTCGCAGGCTGGAACAACCACGCTGTTTGTATCGAGCGTGACGGCACCGTTGCGCGCGAGCAACCGGCCTTCCACACTGGCGCCGGTCTGCACCGAAATGCTGGTCAGCGCAAGAATGCTCCCTTTGAAAACGGAAGTAGTTTCCAACGTGGCGGATGCCCCGACTTGCCAGAGCACGTTTTTCGCCTGCGCGCCGCCGGCCAGGATAATTTGCATGCCGGCCGACACCAATAGCGTTGATGCGATTTGAAAAATGAACACCGCGTCAGCATTGCCCTGCGCGTCCAGCGTAAGGTTTGCCGTGGTAACGGCGAGCGAAGATGTCGATTTGTAGACCCCGGGGGTAAGCGTTTGCCCGCCCAAGTCGCCGGCTACCGAGGTGCTACCTCCACGACCCTCCAAGTCCAGATACGCGGCGGTCAGCGCGAGCTGCGCATTGGCCGCTTCCACATCCGTCACGTGTTGCTCCCCGAGCACGATGCCAGGAGGAAAACCGGTAACGGAACTGCCGGGACTCAAACCCAAGTCCCCATCAATAATAGTCGCACCGGTGTTCGTAATTGTAGTGCCGGCCAGAATCCCGAAACCGCACGCAGCCAACAACAGTTGCGCGGACTCACCGCCGGCTTCACCAATACCAACCGCGCCCGCGTCGGCGCACAGTATCGCGCGCAGCAACGTAGTAAACGGAGAATTCAACAGCCCGGTTTGAAAGGTTCCTGGGCACCCACAAACAAAGCCGCAGCCATCGCGAAAAACCCGAGCAAGTTCATCGGACGCTTTTTGGTCGAGATGGGCCCCGCCCGAACTGCCACGTTCCATGTAGTCGATTACCCACTGAATAATCGCTTGGTCAGCCGCAGACATGCCGGTCTGCTCCCCGAGGCAGAGCACAACTTGCAACAGAGTAGTATACGGAGTTTCGTCGAGTCCTTCCTGAAAGCTACCGGGGCACCCGCACCGGAATCCGCACATGTTCCGGAACACGCGCGCCAGTTCGTCGGACACTTTCTGGTCGATGTGCGCGTTACCGGCGCCGCCGCGTTCCATGTAGTCGATTACCCATTGCACGGTGGCCCGCTGTGATTCTGTTAAAACTGCCATAAAATTTTTCGTTATTGATGCTATGAAAACAGTGCTCGGATAGGACGACCCTTAATACCCTAGGTCAACTTTAAAATAATCTTTATTTGGCTACGCGTGTCGGCCGATGCTTCCGACAAGGCAGCACTAACTTTTACCACGTCGATTTGACGATGCGTGTCTATCAAATCGATTAAACGAGTCCTCAACGTCTCCAAAAAGAACTCCTCGGAGGTCTGACCACGCACCGCTAATTCCGCCGCCAAGGCAGCCTCTTCCTCCGCATCAGTATCAATTTTTATCTGGTATTCCATATTTTTAATTTTGCACAAGGATTACAACAAAACTAGTGTCACACCGAACCGCCGCCGCCGTTCCACCCGAAATGGTCGATACTTTAATCCGCGCCAACGCCGGATACTTCTGAAATGGTAGCAACAACGTAGTGGCATTCGTGTTGGTAGCAACCGCCGCGTTGGCCTGATAGGTGTAAACCGTAGAAAGCGTCCGGTCCAAAGTATGAACGGTAGCTTGCATCCGAACATCCTGGTCGTTATTGATTGCGTGCGCACGCCAATTCGGAATATATGCCGTATATCCCGTAGGAACCATAAACCGAGCCGTCATAGATTTATTTCCCCCCAAAGAAATTTGTTCAACTTCCACCACGCCGCCATTAATCCTCAATCGAATATTACCCGCGGCGCGACCCCCGCTGCCGACCGTAACAGCTTCCATCCAAAGCACCTCATTGACTCCCGTCAACACGCCCGTAACAAGCGTAGTCCCATTTAAATTTATTGCCGGAGACTCAACCAAATTATTGCTACTGTTGATATACACGACCTTGACTTGCCGAACACCGGTGCCCGCCGTGTTTGTATCCGCCACATTGG